TCAGACCGGCAACTGGTCCACGTACCGCTTGGCCATCACCAGCGAGACCCCCGGATGGCGCTCCCGCACCTCCTTGACGGCCGCGACCTTCCCGCGCTCCCGCGCGACCTCCCGCACCTGCCCCGCGTCCACCTGCCGCCGGAAGCCCTCGTAGGACCCGTACCGCTCCTCGAAGGCCCGCGCCCGCCTCCGCGTGCCCAGCCGGCTCAACAGCCCGGCCACCAGGACCGCGACCATCCCGCCGTACAGCACCACGTCACCACTCATCGCCATCCCCCTCGTCCTGTCGTTTCCCGGTCTCCTCCCCAGCCTTCCCGGCGACGAACCCGCCCGTTCCCCGGCGGAAGGCACGGCGGAAGGCACAGCGAAAGGCACGGCGGGCGCGCACGGCGGCTCGTGGACCCGGCCCACGCGAAAGCCCCCCTCGCACGCGATGAGGGGGGCTCTGACCTGCGGTGGACCCTAGGAGAGTCGAACTCCTGACATCCGCCATGCAAAATCACGTGCACCGCAATCCGAGATTCGCCGAGACTCGCCGAGGCTGCCCGAGTGCAGGTCAGGGGCTTACGGAGGCCCCAAGTCCGAGATTGGCCGAGTTTCGCCGAGACTCGCCGAGGGGGGATTGTGGATTCCATGTGGACTCTGCGCCGTGACCCCCTACGAAACTGCCCGCAGGTGGCGCGCCCCTGAGGCTCCCTCAAGGGCCGTACGGATTCGGTCCGCCGCCCCTTCGCTCCCGTGGGTGTAGAGCCACGTGACACGCCCGCCGCGCTCCTGGCCAAGCATGAGCTGCACATCCTTCTCGCTCACGCCCTGGGCGTGCAGACGGCTCGCCAGAGCGTGCCGGTAGTCGTGGAAGCGCGGCCAGTACTCCTCGCGGCCCGTCTTCGGGTCCTTGATGAGCCGCGCCAATCCGACTTCCTTGATCGTCGGAATCCATACTCTGCGACGGAAGTTGTTGCCGCGGAGCACACCGTCGAGGACGACCTGCGCGCCCTGAAGGCGCCGCATCTCCCCTCCCTTAGGACCCCGGAAGACGACCTCTTCGGGGCACAGCCCCTCGCTCACCTCCGTACGGGCGGAGGACGCGGGGAGGCGCTCCAGCATCAGCTCGGCAGCACCGACAGCGACACTCGTCAGCGGTACGTCGCGGTACCCCGCCACCGTCTTCGGCATGGCCTGCCGCACGATCTTGCCCTTGTCGTCCACGACGATCTGCCGCACCTGGGCCTCAGCCGAGTCGAGGTCGAGGAAGCACAGGCGTAGGCCGACGATCTCGCCCCACCGCATCCCGGTCTCGTGCGCCCAGTCGATGAGGGGCTGGTACCAGAGCGGGATGGCCTCGCGGATGAGGGCGTACTGCGCTTCGGTCGGGGGCCGGAGGTCGTCGGGGTGCCGGGCGGGGGCCGGCGCGGTGACGGTGACGGCGTCGAGGGGATTCTTCGCGATGCGCTCGTCGATGACCGCGTCCCGGAGCATCGCGCGGAACAGCTCACGCACCTTGACCTGAGTGGCGTGGCCGTGGACCTCCGTGCGCATCCAGGTCTGCACCGTGGTGTGCCGGATCGAGGAGAGCTTGTGCTGCCCCCACTTCGGTTTGATGTGGGCGTTCCAGAGGGACAGCTTGCGGTTTCGGGTCGTGGGGCGCTCCGGCGTGTGGCCGGGCCACCATTCCTCCCACCAGGCGGCGAGGGTGATGTTCCCGCGCTTGGGGTCGAGGTAGGTGCCGGAGCGGACGGACTCACGGACCTTGTCGAGGAAGGCGTTCGCGTCGCGGGCCGTGGGGAGGTTCTTCGCCTTCTGCTGGCCGCTCGCGTCTCGGTACCGCGCCTGCCAGGACCCGAGGCAGTCCCGCCGCTTCTTCCTCTCGCCGTGCGTCTCGGGCGGGTACTCGGTCATGCAGGCCGAGCACCCGCACGTCTTGCTCCTTAGCTGCCTGGGGTTGTTCTGTGCCCTACGCGCCATGGCTGATCACCATGCCCGTCGTCCTCCGGGTCCGCTGGGGGATACGGGGCAGCTCCACGGCGGCCCCGCACCAGCAGCGTGCACCGGACTCCGTCTGGGGTACCGCGAGTTCGGCCAGCACCGCGCGCACGACGCGGAGGCGGTGCTCGGCGGGGAGCGTGTCCGGGAGGGTGATCGTCCGCGTGCGGTAGTCCCACGGCCGGTAGCTGTCAGTGATCGGCGACAGGGCAATGGTGACGCACATGGTGATACCCCCGGTGCAGGCGTGGCAGAGCCGTGGTGCTGACGGGGGAGGACGTCAACGCGTGCGGATGACGGTACATCCGTGAGGCGCGCATACGCACCCTATTGGGCGCAACCTGTGGTGCTGGCTTCACTGTGAGTGTCGGCATCCGCATAGGTAGACCCGGCACATACTCGAACGGTTGCACGGCAACCGCTCGCACGTGTGTGCGGGTCAGCTGCGCCGGTTGGCGTCACCTAGCGCCTTGAGCTGGATCTCCACGACGTCCTGTTGATCGGCAGTGAGGTCCCTGATCAACCCGATCAGGCGCGCCTCACGGTCGGGCCCAAGAGGGCCGGGAGCCCTTCGGCCGGCGGCGGCGCTCAGCTCTTCGACGGTGAAGGCCGGGAAGACGGCGCTCAGCTTCTCGATGCTCTTGCGACCGGGGATGCGATTGCCGTTGGTCCAGGCGTTCACGGTGGAGACAGGGATGCCGGTGCGGCGAGAGATCTCACTGTCGGACGTGATGTCGTAGTGCCCCTTGAGGCGTTGAAGGATCTGCGCGAAGGACTCCGCGCTGCCCTCGGGGTTCTCTCCCTGGTTTTCCACAGGGCAAGACTGCCCGGCGGCTTCTACTTTTCGCAAGCGAAGGTAGAAGCCTGGCGCGATCTTGACCGGCGCACGACCTCCCCGCCGCGCACCGCCGCTCTTCGAATATGCCACCACCATAGAACAGGCATTCGAAAAATGCGCCCCGCCACGCCTCCGAACTAGACGGCACTCGGCGAATCTCGGCGACACCCGCTTGACGGCCTTCCACTTCCACAGTAGAAATGTGGCAACGCCTCACCACGGGGCGGGTAGCACTCGAACGAGGTCTCCATGCCCAAGTTGCTGCGCAAGGGCGCCGGTCAGCCACTCCGAGACGCGATGAGCGCCCGAGGACTCTCCGGCCCCCGACTCGCGGAGCAGACCCGGCGCGTAGACCCCGCCGGACGGGGCGTCAGCCCCGCCACCATCGGCCGCCTCACCGGCACCGGGAAAACCGCCCGGGACGCCTGCGAGATGGCGACCGCCTGGTGGATCGCGGAAGCCCTGGACGAACCGCTCCAGTCGCTTTTCCGCATGCCCACACATTCCACTGCCACAGTAGAAAGGTAGAAGGCCCGATGCCGAAGAAGAGCGAGCGCCACGCCGCCCTCCCCGCCGGGCTCGTCCCGCTGCTCGACCAGAAGCAGCTGGAGACGTACTACGGCGTCTCCGACTGGCAGGTCCTCCGCTGGCTCGAAGCCGGAATGCCCGAGCAGCCCTACGCGGGACGCGGCAGGCGCTTCAACCTCGCCGCCGTCGAGGCGTGGCACGAGCAGCAGTCCGCGCTCGCCGCCGCCTGACACGAAAAACGGGGCCCTCGGACCCGGCCAGGTCCAAAAGCCCCTCGGCACACCTCAACTCACGCGAAAGCAGAGGTCACCGTGACCCCACAGCCTACCGATCTTCCCGCCGGGCACCGGCGGACGGTCCTCGTGACCGGCATCTCCATCCCCACCCAGCCGTCCGAGAAGCGCCCGCCGATGGCGCTCTCGACGCTCTTCCGCACGGCGGCCCGCATCCTCGCCCGTGTCGGCCTCCACCAGGGCGACTACCTCCCGGACGTCTTCGACCGGCGCCTGACCACCCCGCACAGCGAGCGCCCGATGTGCCTCGTCGCCGCGCTGCGCTGCGCCGCGACGGGCGACCCGCACCGGATCTCGATCCTCGCGGGCGACGCGATCCGTGTCCTTGCCGACCGCTTGGTCGTGAACGGCGAGGAGGGCCCGTACGGCAGTGACGAGTTGGCGTGCGAGTTCCACCTCGCGCAGTGGGGCGACGAAGAGGGCCGCACGACGGAGGCCGCCGTGGGTGTCCTGGAGCGCGCGGCGGACGCGACGGCGGTGACGCTGTGACGGACTCGATCAACGTCCGCGTGACGCTCAGCTCGTACGACCTCCTGGACCCGGACGCGAAGCAGACCCAGGTGTACGTGCAGATCCCGGACGTCGCCCGCGCGACGTGGCTGCTCAACGCCGACTTCTACTCGGTGCTCAAGAGCGCGTCGTGGCCGCACGTCATCGACACCGCGCACGCCGAGTACGAGCGGCGCGGGGTGGTCTCGGACCCGACGTCGACCGCCGCACGTCAAGCCATCGTGGACTGGCTCCTCCTGAGCGAGGGCGCGGAGTTCGACGCCCGGTACGACGCGGTGTACGCGGCGTGGGAGGCCGACGAGGCGCGCCGACACCCGGTGGCGCAGAAGCTGCTCGCGGAGAACGAGCAGCTGCGGGCCCGGGTTGCGGAGCTGACGGCGGCACCCGCCGAAGCGCAAGACGAGCCGGTCCTCGTCACCAGCTTCACCTCGGCCACCGACGAGGAGCCTGGCCGGGTCATCCACGCCCTCACCGAGAAGGGCGAGTTCGTCGCGGTGCTCCTCGACGAGGCGGCGCGGGCACGGGTCCACGAGTGGACGGCGCCCACGCTCCGGCCGAGCGTTCCTCGCTCGGTTCGCCTCGACCGTCACGGCACGCACTTGACCGTGCGGTGGATCGAGGACGGTAAGCGGCGCTCGCGCAGCAGGCTGAGCCGGGCGGAGGCGGACGAACTCAGGAGGTTCTTGGCCGCCAGGGCCGCCGCCGCCAGGGCCGGTGAGCGCTGGTGATCGCCGTCCTCTTCCTCCTCGCCCTCACCCTCGCGATCTACGCCCTCACCGTGGCGCTCGCCGTCGAGGACACCGCGTACGACAACACCGTGCGGGAGGCCCGCCGATGACCACCAACCGACAGCCCGTCACCGGCCCGTCCCGGATCTACGTGGACCCCACGCCGACCGGTATCCGCCTCGACGTCTCCGACTACCTCCGCACCGTCCTCACCGGGCTCGCGCAGGCCGCCGACGAGGACCCGCAGCAGCTTCTCGCCGACCTCCTGGAGCTGGCGGCGCTCGCCCGCGCCGCGCACGCCGAGGGCTCCGACTCCCACGCCGCGCACGCCCGGGACGCGCTCGTCGACAGCCTCCTCACCGAGGTCGGCGACGGGCGAATCCCGGTGTACGGCGCGCAGGCCGGGCGGCTCCGGGACCGGATCGCCGAGCTGCTCGTGCCCCGCCCGGTACCGGCGCAGCGCGAGAGGGGTGAGGCCGCGTGAGCGCCCGCCGCGACTTCCTCCTCGCCGCCATACAGGGCCAGGGCCCCGCCGCCCGGGTCAGCACCGCCAGCGCCGCGCGCCTCATGGCCGCGAGTCCCTGGCCCACCACCGGCCGGAACACGGCCCGCAAGGACTTGGGCGCGCTCGTGGCGCGCGGGGTGCTGCGGGTCGTGGAGAGCGCCGGTCGCACCAGCTACCAGCTCAGCACGAAGAAGGAGGGCGGGATGACCGTCCGGTTCACGGACGCGGATCGCGTCCTGGGGCAGATCGAGCGCGGCGAGGTCCGCGTGGGCCCGGATGCGGCGCGGGAGATCGCCGCCCGTCACGAGGCCCGGTACGGGTCCGTCTGGGCGAAGGACCGTGCGTGGGCCGAGGCGGTCGCCGACCTCGGGCCCGCGAAGCGGAGCAGCGCCCGCGTTGATCACGCCGCTGTGGCGGAGGCCGCGCGGCGGGTGCCCGGGGAGTGGGTCTTGGTGGGCGAGTACCGGAACTCGGTGACGGCGGCGAGCACGGCCTCGTCGATCCGAACGGGGAACCGGCGGAGTACCCAGCCGTTCTACGGGCCGGGCGGCAGCTTCGAGGCGCGCGTGAGCCGGACGGAGGGCGGGACCCGCGTTGAGGCGCGGTACGTCGGCGCCGCCCAGGGCGAGGAGCCCGCCCGCACGTTCCCGCAGCTCCGGGTCGCGTGCCCGGCGTGCGGGTCGGCGCCGGGCGCGCTGTGCACGAGCCACGACGGTACGCGGGTGCGGCGTCACGACGTCCATCAGGCGCGTCGCGCGGCGTGGGCGAAGGGCGGTGCCGCATGAGCGCCCGTGAGGCCCTGTACCTGTTCGCGATGGTCGGCAAGGTCCAGGACGACGGCAACCGCGCGATGGCCGTCAGCAAGCTCAACGCCCATGCGGCCGAGGTCTTGCGGGAAGCAGCGCCCGAGCTGGACGCCATCGCCCATCAGTACGGCGTCTTCGGCGTCGGCACTCGGCTCCGCGAACTCGCCGCCGAACAGCAGCCGCAGCCCACCCCGGCCCCGGAGGCGGTGACCGTTTACCGCGCCTCGCACGACGCGATCGTCATGGGCCTGTACACCAACGCCCGGGCCGCCCGCGCCCACTGCGAGGACGAGGAGCGTCGGGCCTGGTCGAAGGTCGAGTTCGACTGGATCGAGGACGAGGAGGACGGCGTCGCCGAGCTGGTCGTCATGACGGCCGATGGCGAGGAGCCCACCGGCTACGTCGTCACCCCGCTGGCCGCCGAGGCCGAGTACGACCCGGAGGCCGACGCCTGATGACCACCACCACCCAGCGCGCCGGGGCCACGGCCCCGGCCGCCGGGCGGCGGGTCACCCCGACCGGCCGCCTCATCCTCCCCGCCGACGCAGACCGCGCCGACTGGCTCACCGCCCGCCGCTCCGGCATCGGCTCCTCCGACGTCCCCGCCATCCTCGGCCTCATCGACCGCAACCCGCCGATCAAGGTCTACCTCGACAAGACGGGCCACGACGTCGACGACGCGGGCGAAGCCGCCTACTGGGGCACCGTCAACGAAGAGCCCGTCGCCCGCCGGTGGGCCATGCAGTCCCGATCCGTGATCCGCCGCGTCGGCCTCGTCGCCCACGAGGACCACCCGCACTGGATGACCACCCTCGACCGGCGCGTCACCGAATGCCCGCTCGCCGACGACGAGCGCGTCCCCTGCGCGCTGGAGGTCAAGACCCGCTCCGCCTTCAAGAGCGCGCAGTGGCACTCCGGAGCCCCGGACGACGTCACCGCGCAGGTGCTCTGGCAGATCATCGTCAACGGCTACGAGCACATGCACTACGCCGTGCTCATCGGCGGCAACGAGTACCACCAGGGCGTCATCCGCGCCGACGAGTACCGCGACGTGATGGCCGACATCACCACGGCCGTCGACCGGTTCTGGACGGAGCACGTCCTGGCGGAGGTCCCGCCGCCGGTATCCGGTGACGGCGAGGCCGTTGCCCGGATGTTCCGCCGCCTGCACCCCACCCGCAGCGGGGCCGTGGACGTCGACATGCACCCCGACGCGTACGACGCCCTCCTGGAGTACGGGCGCCACCAGCGCGCCGAGTCCGCCGCCCGCAAGGCGAAGAACACGGCGAAGGCCCGCATGATCGCCGCCCTCGGCGACGCGCAGGAAGCCCGCCTCGGCGGCGAGCGCGCCTACTCCCTGGAGCCCACGAACGCCGCCCCGCGCGTCGACCTGGAGCAGCTCGCCGAGCGCTTCCCCGACGCCTACGCGGCCTGCGTCACCCCCAACCCCACCGAACGCATCGACATCGCCAAGACCTTCAAGGGGGGCATCTGATGGGACTGCGCGAGAACGCAGCCGCAGCCGCCGGCCGAACCGTGGCCGAGCCGGACACCGACCAGCAGACCGTGAGCGAGGCGCCGAACCTCGTCGAGCCGGACCTCGGCGACCTCACCGCGGACGCCGAGCCCACCACCTCGGCGGTGACCGCCTGGTCCCGCGTCATGGGCGAGGTCCGCGCGATCGGGAAGAACGAGAAGTTCGAGGGAGGCCGCGCGGGGCGTTTCAACTTCCGCGGTATCGAGACTGCCCTCAACGCCTTCGGGCCCGCCTGCCGCAAGCACGGCGTCCTCGTAATTCAGCACAAGGTGGAGACCGAGTACCGCGACATCTCGACCAGTTCCGGTGGCCGGATGCGTGAGTGCACGGCCCTGGTCACCTTCCGGATCTACGGCCCGGACGGCAGCTTCTTCGAGACCCAGGCGGCCGGGGAGGCGTCCGACTCGGGGGGCCGCTCCACGCCGAAGGCCCAGAGCATCGCCCTGCGCACGTTGCTGATCAACAACGGCCTCGTGCCGACCGAGGACCGCGACGCCGACGCCGTGCACTTCGAGCGCGTGGAGTCCCCGGTCCGCCCGGCCGCCTCCTACGTGGACGAGGTCTGCAACCCGCACACGAGCGCCGGACGCCTCCGGCAGATCCACCACGAGCTGAGCAGCACGCGGCAGCTCGGCGCGCTGGTGACGAACGAGGTCGGCGACGAGGAGCGGATCGGCGACATGGTCGTCCGTATCGGCAAGGAGCGCACCGCCGGGGGTGCCGAGTGACCGCCTGGCACACGGGCCGCCTGTGCGGCTTCGACCTGGAGACCACCGGCATCGACGTCGAGGCCGACCGCATCGTCACCGCCTGCGTCGTCCAGTGCGGCGGCGGGCAGGACACCGCCTCCGCCGTCTGGCTCGCCGACCCCGGCGTCGAGATCCCCGAGGGCGCCGCGAAGGTCCACGGCATCACCACCGAGCAGGCGCGCGCCGAGGGACGGCCGGCCCCGGAGGTCGTCGAGCAGGTCGTGGCCGCGCTCGCGCAGGTCGCACGCGACGGCGTCCCGGTCGTCGCGATGAACGCGAGCTACGACCTCACGCTCCTCGACCGCGAGGCGCGCCGCCACGGCGTACAGCCGCTCGTCGACATCGTCGGCGACCAGCTCCGCGTCATCGACCCGCGCGTCCTCGACAAGCGCGTCGACAAGTTCCGGCGGGGCGGGCGGAAGCTCGAAGACCTCTGCCGCACGTACAGCGTGGGGCTCGACGGCGCGCACTCGGCCGACGCCGACGCGATCGCCGCCTGTCGCGTCGCCTGGCGCATCGCCACCACGCACACGGCGATCGGCGCGGCCTCGCTCGGCGAGCTGCACGAGCAGCAGGTCGGGTGGGCGCGCGAGCAGGCCGAGGGCCTCGCGGCGTACTTCCGCCGCACGCCCGGCAAGGAGCACCAGGCGGACGGCGTCCGCACCGAGTGGCCCTTCATCCCCGCGCCGCGTACGGGCGGTGAGCGCTGATGTTCGGTCTCTCCCGCACCCGTACCGTCCGCGACCTCCAAGAGCGCCTCGCCGCCGTCACCGAGCAGCGCGACGCCGCGCGCGCGGACGCGGCGACCTGGAAGAACTCCTCGGTCCGTACCGCGGCCCGGTTCTCCGAGTTGCACACCCGCGCCGAGAAGGCGACGGCCGCACACCGCGTCGAGGGCGAGCACACCGGCTCCCTGGAACGCCGCCTGCGCCGCCTCTTGATCGCCTGCGCCCGCTACCGCATCGAACTGCGCCGCACACAGGCCGACTTCGCCTTCCTCCAGTCCCGCTACGACGACGCCCTCGGCCTCACTAGCCCCGCCGTCGAGATGGGCGAGCACTGGCAGACCCGCCGCTCCGACAAGACCGTCCCGGAGGTCAGCTCATGAGCCCCATGCGCGCGCTGCGCCAGCTCCTCCACCCCGCCGGCCGACACCGCGCCCCCGCCGGGCACGGCCTCCTCGACGAGGACCAGCTCGACGGGCTCCTGGAGGACGGCGACGCCGAGGAGAACGACAACCGGTACTGCGGCGGCTGCGAGCGCACCACGTTCCAGCGGGTGCACGCGGACGGCTCGCACACCTGCTGGACGTGCGGCACGGCGACGGCCGGAGACCAGTGATGGACGAGACCTCCCTGTCCGCCGAGACCCTCGGACAGACCCGCGAGCAGCGCGCCGCCGTGTCCCGGGTGGTGCTCCGGTACGCCCGCTCGCGCGACGACCTGCGCCTCCTCCTCGACGTCCTCGGCCTCAACCCGGCCGACCCCACCACGAAGGGACAGCGGCAGTGACCGCCCCCACCCTGTTCGACCAGGCCCCCGCCGCCCCGGCCCCCGCGCCGGTGGCGGCGGGCCGCCCGCGGCCCGTCGTGATCGGCCTCGACCTCTCCCTCACCTCCACCGGGGTCGCGGGCGAGGGCTGGACCGACAACATCCGCACGAAGCTGCCCGGTGACGCCCGCCTCGTCCACGTCATCGACACCGTGAAGACCTTCATCCGCAGCGCCGACCTGGTCGTCATGGAGGGCCCCGCGTACGGGCACGCCGCGCTCGCCGGGCACGAGGACCTCGCGGGCCTGCGGGTCCTCGTGCGGACCTACTGCTACCGGCAGGGCATTCCGTACGCGGCCGTCCCGCCGAGCACGCTCAAGCTCTACGTCGCCGGGTACGGCAAGGCGTCGAAGGGCGAGGTGCGCTCGGCGGTCCGCGACCGCTACGGCATCGAGTGCGAGGGCCCCGCCCGCTACGACGAAGCCGACGCGTACTCGCTGGTCGCCGCCGCGTACGACTGGCTCGGCGTACCGCTCGCCACCGTCCCGGACCGGCAGCACGCCGCCCTCGACGGCATCGCCTGGCCCGACCGCGAGGCGGTGACCTGGTGACCACCGCCCAGCCCTGGTACGACCGCGCCGCCTGCCTCGGCGTCGACACCGAGTACTTCTACCCCTCGCGCAGCGGAGAGGACGAGAAGGCGGCCCTCGCGCTCTGCCGTATCTGCCCGGTCCGCGCGGAGTGCCTCGCCGACGAACAGGCCACCGACAGCCCGTACGGCCTCTGGGGCATCCGCGGGGGCCTCACCGCCGCCGAGCGCACCAAGCTGCGGGGCCCCCGCCGCAAGAAGAGGGCGAGCGCCGAGTGAGCGCCATCTGGTTCGGCGGCTTGCAGGTCCGCCGCCTGGAGCGCGGCCAGACCCCGGTCGCGGACCTTCACTGCACCGCCTGCGGGCTGCACGTCCGCGTCACCGGTCGTCTGCACGTCGCCGACTTCCTCCGTGCCCAGCCCATGAACGAACACCGCGCGACCTGCCCGGCGCGCGCCGCCAGCACCGAGAGGACCGCCGCATGAGCGAGCAGCCCACCGCCTTCTTCCAGCCCGGCACCACCTACCTCCGGGGCCGCTGGAGCTTCCAGTGCCTCGCCGCCGTCCCGAACCCCTTCAACGGGGAGATCCGCGCAGTCGGCTTCCTCTACCGCACCGACGAGCCCGCGAGCCCGATCGCTCTGGACCCCGACGACTGGGCGACCGGCAGGTGGGAGCCCCAGCCCAACCGCATCCCGGCCGAGACCGCCGCGCACGTCCTCTGGCACGAGCACCGCGACGCGAACGGCTACCCCGCCGGGAGCTTCACCGCCGCGCTCCTAGCCCTCTGGGACCAGGCCGACGACACCAACTCGCGGCGCCTCGCGATCGGGTGGCCGGACTACGCCGCCGCCCGCGCACTCGCCGCCACCACCGACGGCCTCCACCACCTCCGCGACATCGCCACCACCAACTGACCGGAGCACCACACCGTGAACGACACCCCGCCCTTCACCGACGCCGACCTCCGCACCGAGGCCGCCCGCCAGCACGCCAACCTCGTGGACGACCCCGACTTCATGGGCGTCGGCGAGGGCATGGAAGACGCCTACGTCGACTCGACCCTGAACGCGGACGGTGAGGGCAAGACCTGGGCCGACCTCCTCCCCTACGAGGCCGACCGGGGCGAGGCGTACAACGCCGCGCAGCGCAAGATCCACGAACTCATCCCCGGCGCCGACCTCTCCCAGTGGGCCGTCGACCTCGGTGCGGACGGCCTGGAGCCCGCCGAGGCGCACCTCAACCTCGGTGCCGACCGCCCCCTGGCCCGCATCCACTTCGCCTTCGCCCCCGACGCCGACGAGGACACCCGCATCGCGCTCGTCAAGGGCGTCGGCGCGGCCATCTCCCAGTTCCTCCTCTGACCACACCCCCAGCAAGGAGCCACCCACCATGACCGAACTCCGCCGCATCGACGCCGACGTCAAGGTCGACAGCAAGGTCCTCGCCGACGTCGCCGAAGCCCTCGAACCCCACGCCAGCGCCATGTTCAAGAACCGCCACGGCCGCTGGATGGCCGTCGTCGAGCTGGCCCACGTCGAGCGCACCGAGCCCGGCCCCGAAGAGGACAAGGCCCCGGCCGTGAAGGTCCGCATCGTCGGCGCCGAGATCGCCGCTGACGAACTGTCCGCCGGCCGACTCCGCAACCTCCAGCGCGACATGTACGAACGCCGCACGTCCGGCGGCACCCTCTTCCAGCCCGACACCCAGACCGCCTGATGCCCCGGGCCCGCGCGCGGGGCGCCGACACCCTCCGCTGCCCCGCGTGCGGGACCCGCCTCCTCACCCAGTGGGTGGGCCACACCGCCGCCCTCCACGCCCGCGTCGCCCTCCCCCCACCCGACGAGCCCCGCCCGCTCGCCACCGCCCGGGAGGAGATCGCCGGGAACCCCAACCGGCTCGTCTGGTGCCTGCCCCGCAGCCCCTACGCACCGCCCCGCCTCCGCTGGACCGGCGCCCGCCACCCGCCGGACTGCCCCCACCAGCACCTCCCCGACCACAACTGCCCGCCCGCCGAACCCAGCACTCTTTTCTGAGGAGCCACCCAGTGCAGACCGTCCGCCAACTGGACCACCGCGCAACGGCGGACAACGACGGCCTCCCCCTCACCCCGCCGCCCGGAGACCCCGACTCCGAACGCGCACTCCTCGCCGCCTGCATCCACGACAAGCACCGCCGCGAGTACGACGAAGCCGCCGCGATCATCACCCGCGACGACTTCACCGTCCCGGCCTACGCGGCCCTCTGGGACGTCCTGGGCGACCAGATCCGCGACCAGCGGCCCACCGACCCCGACACCCTCCGCGTGGAGCTGGACCGGCGCGGGGAACTGCGCCCCTTCGGCCCCGGCGGCGGCCACCTCCACGAGATCGCCGACTCCTACAGCGGCGGCAGCGCCGAGTACTTCGCCGAGGCCATCCGCCGCACCAGCCGCCTCCGCAACCTCGACGACCTCACCACCCGCATCAAGGCGGGTATCCACACCGGCCGCGACCTCGAAGAGCTGGAAGCGCTCATCACCCGGCACGTCGACGACCGCGCCACCACCCCCGCCGCGGGCGGCTCGCGCTTCGTGGATGGCGCCAGCTTCATCCTCGACCTGCCCGCCGACGTCCCCGCCAACTGGGGCGAGGGCGACAACGTCCTGTGGGCCGAAGGCGAAGCGCTCCTCATCGCCGGACCCGCCGGGGTCGGGAAGACCACCATCGCGCAGCAAGTCGTCCTCGCCGCGATCGGTCTGCGCCCCCACGCCCTCGGCTACCCGGTCCGCCCGGTGAAGCGATTCCTCTACCTCGCGTCCGACCGCCCCGCCCAGGCCGCCCGCTCCTTCGCGCGCATGGTCAGCGAAGAGGACCGCGACATCGTCCGCGACCGCCTCGTCTTCTGGAAGGGCCCGCCGCCGAGCGACTTCATCAAGGACCCCGGCACCCTCCTCCGCCTGTGCCGCCAGGCCGGGGCGGACGCCGTGTGCCTCGACTCCCTCAAGGACATGGCCGGGGAACTCGCCTCCGAAGAAGGCGGCCAGGCCATCAACTCGGCGATCCAGCGCACCCTCGTCGAGGGCATCGAAGTCCTCGGCCTCCACCACCACCGCAAGCAGGGCGGCGGCAAGGACTCCGGCCGCGAACCCACGTCGCTCGACGAGCTGTACGGCAGCACCTGGATCACCGCCGGGGCCGGGTCCGTCGTCTCCCTCTACGGCGCCGCGGGCGACCCCATCGTGAATCTGCGCCACCTCAAGCAGCCCGCGGGCGAGTGCGGGCCCTGGCGCCTCAAGCACGACCACCCGCGCGGCCACACGGACATCTGGCACGAGGTCGATGTCCTGGACGTCCTCGCGCACGCCCGCGGCCCCCTGACCGCCCAGCAGCTCGCCATCCAGATCTACGGCGGCGAGAAGGGCAAGGCGACCGCGTCGGAGACCGAGAAGGCCCGCCGTCGCCTCGACCAGCTCGTCGAGAAGGGCCTCGCCCACAAGATCGCGAACGGCGGAGGCAGGGGCGCGCAGGCCGGATACGTCGCCGCGTTCTCCCCCAACGGCGAACTCCCCGAATCGGCCTGAAAGGGGACACAACTGAACTGCAAATTAACTCACGCAAATACTCACGCTGCTCACGCTCACCCCGCCCGAAAACTCACGCCGAAACTCACGCAGCTCACGCCAACCCACAAAACCCCAGGTCAGAAACTCACGCCGAAACTCACGCAACCACACGACTACACAGCGAACAAACTCACGCACTTACTCACGCCGAAACTCACGCACCTCACGATTTCGACAAAACCGCAGGTCAAAAACTCACGCCTTACTCACGCGGAAACTCACGCACCCCTCCCCCCTGAACGGGGGGAGGGAGGGGTGCGACCACGGAGCAAACACCCGCACCACCCGACCCACCCCGCTGACCCGGTTCCAGAACCCCCGCGCACAGGGAGCACGATGACCAGCCGCCTCACCCCCGACCTCACCCCGCTCCACGACCTCACGAAGGCCATCGCCACCACCATCGCGGAGACCCCCGTCCGGCTCGGCTCTCCGGAAGGCGCCGCAGATCTTGCCGCTGCCGTGGCTGTGCGGGTCGCTGCGTACGTCGGGAGCGTCCTGCCGACCTCCGGGCGCGTGCTCGGGGAGATCGCCGCCGAGCGGGCCGCACAGGACGCCCGCTGGGGTGAACAGGCCCACCCGGACGGAACCGGCCTCCCCATCTACCAGCACAGCGCCCGCCGCTACCGCGACCACGCCGACCGTGCCGCCGCCTCCGGCCACCTCGCCTGGCGTGACGTGCTCCTGGAGGAGATCCACGAAGCCCTCGCCGAGTCCGACGCCGCGCGCCTCCGCGCCGAGCTGGTCCAGGTCGCCGCCGTCGCCACCGCCTGGATCGAAGCCATCGACCGCCGCACCGCCGAGGCCGGTGAGACGAAGTGACCGCGCAGCTCCTCACCCCCGCCCAAGTCCGCGTCATCGCCGGATACGCCCGAGGACGCCGCACCCACGAGATCGCCGCCGACGCCCACGTCACGATCAGCGCCGTCCGCGCCCGCGTGGACCGCGCCATCGCACGAGCAGGGCTCAAGAGCCACCGCCAGGCAGCCCTCGTCGACCACGCCTACGCCCGCGGCTACCTCGCCGGGCTCCAGCCCGAGCCCCGGCCGCCCGCGAGCGTCGCCGGGCGTCAGCTTCAGGTGCTCCGCTTTCTCGCCGAGGGCCTGACCGCAGAAGAGATCGCCGCCCAGCTCGGCCTGAAACCGAGCACGGTCATCGAGCACTGCACCCGCCTCTACGCCACGCTCGGGGCCCGCCACCGCGCGCACGCCGTCGCCCTCGGCTGGCAGGCCGGCCTCCTCGGCCCGGCCCCGAAGTCCGTTGGTCGCCGGTGAACACCGCGACCGTGCTGTTCCTCGCGTGGTTCGTCCTCGCGCCCGCGCTGCTCCTCGGCCACCACCTCATCCCCCCGTACCTCGACGAGAAAGACCGCCCATGAGCCGCGCCGCCCGCATCCTCCAGGCTCTCGACGTCGCCGCGGCCTTCCTCCTCGTGGTCGTCGCCCTCGACTACCGCACGCACGGCGAAACCCTCCTCGCCGTGCTCCTGGCCGCCGCCGCGCTCCTCGCCCTGATCGCTGCGCTGCGGGCCGAAGCGCTCGCCGAGGCGCACGAGCACGTCGACGTCCTGCACGACCAGCTCGTTGACGCTCGCCGCCGCGAGACCGCGCACCGCGAGTCCGCACTCCGGGCGTGGACCTCGCTCGGCTGGATCGACCTCGACGGCGCGTGCTGCCTGCGCGGGTGGGAGACGCGAGGCGCGGACCACGACCTGACCACGTGCATCTACCAGGAGCCGACCCGATGACCGACAGCCCCGCCGCCGACCTCCGCGAGCGCGTCCTCCACGCGCTGCGGACCGCCCGCGTGCCCCACACTCCGCGAAGCCTGCCCTTCCCCGCCCACCACCAGCCCGGCGGTGACACAGGCGGCTTCGGCTGGTGCGCGCTCTGCGCCCGCGACGCCGATGCGCTCGCCGACGCGGTCCTCGCCGTCCTGCCCGCGCCCGCCGACCGGACCGCCGAGGTCGAGGAGCTGCGGACCGAGCTGGAGCGCCGCACGCTCATGCTCCAGGCCAGCCGCGACCAGGTCACCCGACTGACCGCCGACCGGGCCGCCGTGCTCACCGACGACGAGCGGGCGATGCTCACCTACGCCCTCGACCAGGCGCAGGAGCACAGGTCGCGCGAGGGGTTCACCGACGAGGACCAGGCCGCCGTGGACTCGCTGCGCCGCCTGACCACCGAGGCGCCCGGCGGTGACCGGTGAGCGCCCACCCGCGCTTCTTCCAACAGCTCTCCCGAGAGCTCGCAGCCGCCAGCAACCCGACCCGACGCGACGAACTCCTCGACTACTGGATCGACTGCCGAGACCGCGCCACCGAATGGGACGCCCACTGCTGGGGCTTCAACCCGGACACCTGGTGCGCCAATGAGCGCGCCGAGATGGAACGCCGCGCCAAGGCGAAACCGCCGTCCGGATGAGCGTCCGTCCCGATCCGGACCGTCCGGACACCGATCCACCACAGACCCCTGACCAGCCCGGACACCGATCCGGACACGCAAGCCCACGACGAAAGGCACCCACCATGGGATGGTCCAGCGCCAACCGCATCTTCAACCCGATCGCCCGCGCCCTCCAGGACGCCCACGTCCCCGACGACAGCAAGCGCAAGATCCTCGGCGACCTCATCGACGGGCTGCAAGACGGCGACTGGGACACCGAAGACGAATCCCTGGAAGGCTTCCTCGACGACCCGGCCGTGGTACTCGCGTTCGCCGACCACGGCGTTCACCTCAGCGACCGCCGGTGCTGCCGCGCCGCGCTCGCCGACGACCCGCGCGCCCAACTCCTGGCGATGCGCTCCGACGAGGTCGACGAAGCGGAGATGGTCCGCGCCCTCGACGCCTTCGTGGGCGCGCCGTACCGCGAGCGCGCCCACCTCCTCGCTCTCCTCGCCGCGATGACCTCGGGTGCCGTCCTCGCGCCCGCGCCCGACGTCGACGAGCCCGGCTGGCAGATCCTCTTCCTCACGATCGGCGACCAGCAGTGCTCCTGGCACATCGCCCCGGCCGACATCGACCTCTTCGCCTTCGTCGAGCACGTCCCCGCCATCGACCCGCGCGCGCAGTGGGACGGACACACAACCGCCGAGAAGTACGAGCGGATCGCCGAGCACGCCGCCGAGCTGGCGCAGCACTGCGGGCCCGAGTGCGCCGAGATGCACACCGAATCGGGCCGCTGCGAGATCGCGAGAAACCGATGACCACCTGGCTCGCCGTCCTCGGCCTCACCATCCTCGGCTTCCTAGCCCTGCCCTGGCTCGCACTTGCCTTCCAGCGCTACTGCGACGCCGTCAACCGCGTCGCCCACCGCCGCCACGGCAACCGCCGCTGACCGCACCCCCACCAACAAGCCATAGGAGAACTGATCATGGCCGCGATTTCAATTCACACCGTGATGCTCGCCTGCGACGGCTGTGCGGCCCGTCTACGGGACGGCGAACAATTCACGAGCGCAGCCGACGCCCGCGGCGCCGCATATGGCGAAGGGTGGCGCTTCCCACCCCGACTCAGCCGGAGCACCGGCAAGCCGCTCACACACGCCGCTTCCGACGTCTGCCCGACCTGCCTGCCCACATGGGAGCAGCAGACCACGGGCACCTCCGGACGCGGATACCAGCGCCACGACGGCACCGTCCGCCTCTCCTGACCCGACGCGCAGCAGGGGGCGCGCCTCTCGTCTCCCCAGACCAGGCGCGCCCCACGGTGCTCCCACCGTACCGCCCCTGACCAGCCACGGAGCACCCACATGACCAGCCCCGCCACCCACCTCCGCACCGTGATCCTCCACTGGCCGGACCTCCGCGAAGCCCTCGCCATCCCCGCGATGGTCGGCGCCTTCGGACTCGGCCTCCACGGGTACCTCGCCCACCAGGGCGACCCCGCCACCGAGGAGTACGAGCGCGCGCACGCCAAACACCTCCGCTCGAAGGAGCGCGACCCGATCCAGCTCGGCGAGCGGCCCGCCCCCGTACGCATCCCGGTGCTCGACACGATGCGCGAGGTCGAGGAGGCCCTGATCGAGCAGGCCGACGTCGTCGCCTCCGCCGTGCAGCGCCCGCCGATGCCCCTCGCCCCGCCGACATGGCCGGCCGCAGACCGCGCACGCCGCGACCAACTCGCCCGCGCCGACGCGCTTGACCCGCGCCGCTGGAAATGGACCGGGCACCGTACGGCGCAGTACGCGGCGCTCTGGCTCCTCGCCCGCGTCGAGAGCAAGCCAGGTCCCTTCGCCGCGCTCACCGAGGCGCAGCTCGACGAGGTCACCCGGACCGCGCACGCGTGCGCCGAGCGCGTCGAGCGCGCGCTCGACATCAGCAGCGAGCGGCGCGCGTTGGAGCGGCGGTGCGCGTGCGGGGGCCGGATCGACGTGCACGGCGGGGCCGGGCGGCTGCCGCTCGCGCACTGCACGGGGTGCGGACGGGTGTGGACGGAGAGCGGGCAGGCGGCCTAGCTGTCGCTGTCGGCCTTCTTCACCAGCTTGCGGATGTACTCGCGGCTCCACCCTGTGATCCGGGCGACGGTGGCCTGGGCGCCGCGCTCGTCGGTTTGACCGAGGGCGGCGAGGGCTTCGGCCTGGAGGTCTTTGCGCGCGGCGTCGAGGGCCGCTTCGGCGTCGCGGTAGCGCTGGGCGGCGAGTTCGAGGTTGGTGGTGTCCATGGGGGCCATCTTGCCTGACCCTATTGGCCAACTCAATGAGCCAACACGGTTGACACAGTGAACCGAGTAGGCCAACATAGTTCACACAAGGCGACGGACGAACCCGAGGAGCAGCCCCCATGGCCACGATCTACCAGCGCACCGAGAACGGCACGACCACCACCGTCCCCCAGGCCGAGGGCCTCGCCGAGATCAACCACGCGATGATGGGCGGCCGGCGCCAGGTCCGGACGATGTCCTCCATCACCCGCACCGACTACGACATCACGTACAAGGACGGCCGGAACGTCCGACTGACGCTGATCGACAACGCGTGCGGCAACCAGGACGGCCGCGACGTATGCACCCGGCACGACGGGCACCCCGGACCCCACCGGAACAGCGACAGGTGCGAGCCGCAGGCCCGCCGCTGGGTCGGCGACGAGGAGCGGGCCGAGGCCGACGCCCCACACTTCTCCTTTGGCGACCTGGTCATGACGGACCGCGGGCCGGGGAAGGTCGCGAGGGTCATCAGCGTGCCGCGCTCGGACGCCACCCGAATCACCCGGTACACCGTCGAGTTGGACGGGGGCGGGGAGATCGACACGCACGAGTCCGGCGTGCGCCCCGTCGAGCCGCAGGCCACCGAGAGCCCCGCGCGGCCCAACCTTCAGACGCACACCGGTGTCGTCCACGCCTCCGGGGCGCGCACCAAGGCGCTGCCCGTCGGACGGGCCCCGAAGTGCTGCGCCTCGCGCTCGGCCCTCGCCCGGTACCACTTCCTCATCCCGACCGAGCAGGCTGTCACCTGCCGCAGGTGCCTGGCCGCCCTGGCGAAGGAAGCCTCCCGCAGCTAACCCGAGAGGCGGCCCGGTGGCGGGCCGCCTCCCCCACCCACCCTTGGAAGCCCGCATGGAAGCCTGCCGCAACGCCGCCCATCGAGCCAACTACAGCGCCTTCAACGGATACCACCGGACCCCGTCCCCGTACTCCCAGGTGCGCTGCCACACCTGCGGAGCCGTCTGGCGGACGAAGGCGGCCTACGTCAACGAGCTGCCGGACTCGCCACCGCTCCGCGCCTGCCGGGCGTGCGCCCGCGCCGCAGACACGGCGTGCCGCATCTGCCACCAGGCGTACTGCGGGAACTGTCTGACCGATCACCACCACGAGGGCTACGGAAGCCCCGCGACGGGCTGACTACGTGGGGGCGGTCCACTCGTCCGGGCCGCCCCCACGCCACTCGATCACCAACGACCGCGCCACGTCCGTCTCGTCGATCCCCTCCAGCCCTGCCCGCCGCAGGAACTCCGCCACGTCGCCGAGACCGTGCGCGAGGCCGAGGATCTCCCCGTCGACCCGCACGCGCCGGCCGCCGGTCGGGGACGGCGGGTAGACGACGATCGGCAGGTGAGCGGCCATGCCCCGAGCCTGGCCCGCTGGGATCAGCCCCACCCGCTGAGCGCAGCCATTTAGGGCATCCCAGCGCTCCCGCTCCGAGCCTCGGTGCGGGAGCGCGAGCATGACCACGCGAGGCAGGCAGTCAGCCCTTCCCCTCGTAGTTCGCCAGCGCGAGCCCCAGCCCGAAGAAGGTGGGCGCCCACTCGCCGACGTAGATGCCCCATCGGTCGGCACGGTCCACACCGTGCGATTCGGCCTTGGCCGAGGTCACCCATGAGGCGACGGACAGGCCGATGGAGACGAAGGCGGCGCAGTAGGCGTGCTCGCTCTTGAGACCCTTGTCGTGCAGACCCTTGACGATCATGGCTCTCCTTGCTTGTAGAAGCCGTGTCCCTCCAGACTCACCCGGATGGCCGACACCCGCATCTCGACAGCCCACCGCCCCCGCTTAGGAGGACCGGGCGGAGACGCCCGCGTGCGGTCAGTCCTCGCCGAGGAGCCAGTCGATGTCCTCGACCGTGCGCCACACGTCCAGCTCAGCCGGGGCCAGGGCCCAGACGGCTGCGCGCTCCGCGAGACGCTCGTAGGTCGAACCGGCCTCGGCGAGGAGCGCGGCCCGCTGGGCCCGGAGCTGGGCCGGGGTGCGGCGGATCAACGTCGGCCGGGCGCTCACTGAGCGGCCCCGGGCTCATCTGCCATCTGCCGCAGCCGGTCACGGGCACCAGCCATGTCCGCCGGAAGGGCGTCCGCAGCCTCCCGGAGCACCGCCGCCCGGTACGCGGCGAGCATCCTCTCCGCCTCACCCCACGGAACGCAGCGCTTCTCCGCGACCGGGTTGTACGGCGGATCGGACAGGTCGGACAGGATCGCGATCCGGGGATCGGTCGTCGTGGTCACTGGCTCTCCTTGTGGCTCGGGCTGGGGCCGGCGCTTCTTACGCGGCTGCTTGGGGTTCGCCTCGAAGAACGCGGCCACCTGGTCCTGGCGGAACCGTGGCCGCGTACTGCCGCCCTCGCCCTCGACGGGCGCAGGGAAGATGCCGGTCCGCCGGTACGTATGCACCGTCTGGCGGCTAACCCCGTGCTCCGCCGCGATCTCGGTGATGGTCATCAAGCGCGGGCTCCCCTCTGCGTCAGGGCTCTTGGGCACGGCAACATCCTCCCTGGTCTACTTGACGTTGTAAAGCAGACCGTGCACTCTGGAACGGCACCAACAAGACGGCCCCGGTCGGTGTGTGGAAGCCCGACCGGGGCCAGCCACCGCCTGCGCACACAGGAGATGACCCATGCAGGGTACCGACGCACCGCTCGGCCCGAGCGGCTACCAGCCCCGCCGCCGCGAGGCCGCGATCCGCGCGCTCCTCCTCGTCGCCGCCGAGCTGCTCGCCGGAAACACCGAGCGCGACTTCGCCGAGCCCGACCGCGAAGCCCTCCTCCACGACCTCACCGGCAGCCGCGGCCCCCTCTACAGCGCCCTCGCCGACCGCACCCCCGCCCTCACCGAGCCCATCACGGCCGGGGAGTACCGCCTCCGCCTCCTCGCCCTCGCCTCCCTCGGCCGCGACACCGGCACCCTCGCCGCCTGCCGCGCCGACTACGAGGCCGCGCGCCCCGCCCGCGAGGCGTACGCCGAGCAGACGCGGGGCGCGAAGTGAGGTGGCTCGAAGCGCTCTTCGGCGACGGCCAGGCGCGCGCCGCGAAGTACGACGCGCCGTCCGCGACCGACCAGGCCGCCGCGAAGGACCGCGCCACCCGGTAGAAGCGCCGCGCCGCCGACCGCCGTCGCAACGCGAAGGCCGAGGCCCGCTTCGAGGCCCGAGACCGCGGCATCTACGGCTGACCCACCCCCACCGACCGGCCGCCCCGGACTTCCCAGCCCGGGGCGGCCCCCCTTCCGGCTCCGGAGGAGCACCCCCGTGAAGACCCGCACCGTCCAGCGCAGCCGCCTCGTGCCGCACACCGTGGACGGCCGTACCGAACTCGTTCTCGACCGCTACGAGGAGGAACAGCCCGCCCCGCCCCGCGACCTCGACCACGCCGTCCTCAACGCCGTCACCGGCGGCGCCACGCTCCTCGTCGCCATCAGCGTCGCCTGGTCCACCGTCAGCATCGGCGACCTCCTCGCCCGCACCGTCCCCATGCCGTCCCTCGGCTACGGCGCCGCCCTAGCCTTCGACGTCGCGTGGATCATGTGCATGGCCCTGGAATGGCTCAGCCGATACGACGCCGCCCGTGCCCGCCTGTACGTGTGGGCCGGACACGCCGCGCTCGCCGTCGCCGTCGCGGCCGTCGTCACGCACGGCATCGTCGAGGACCAGGTTGCGGGCGGCGTCCTCGCCGCCGCCGTGTCCGTGCTCGCGAAGGCGACCTGGGCGCTCGTGATGCGGCAGCACGCGAAGGTCTTGGACCCGCTCACCGAGCAGTGGGTCGACAAGCAGCGTGCGAAGGCCGGCGCCCAGCTCGCGATGGTGCCCGTACGGCGGCAGCTCGCGCGGATGCAGGCCGCCGTCGCCGCCGAGACCGCCGCGCTCGACACCGCGCAGGCCCGCGCCCGAGCCGAGCAGGCGCAGGCGGACGCCGATCCGGACCGTCCGGACGACGAAGCGGACGACGAGGACGACAACGTCCTCCCCCTCGTCGGCAAGCGCCTCACCGTGAAGGACGCGGTCCGGACCGCCGTCGACTCCGGCCTCGATGACGCGGACGCGGTCCTCCGCTACGTGCGCACCGCCGCCGACCCGAACGTGAAGAGCGAGACCGTCGCCCGGTACCTGCGCGCCGCCCGGATCGCCGGATGAACGACAAGCCGAAGCCGATCACCCCGACCCGGATCATCCCCGGCGGCGCCGCGCTCCCCGGCCGGGCACCGCAGCCCGGCGAACTCCCGCCGTGGCGTACCCCGCCCCCGCCTCCCCGCCCGCCCGCGACACCGCCCGCACCGCCTCCGCCACCGGCCCCTGTGCCTCCGCCCGCGCAGATCGAGGTCCGCGTCGTCGTGGACCTCGCCCCGCCCCCCGAGGTCGAGGAGGAGCGGCCCGGCGCGCTCGCGCGGCTGTGGGCGCAGGTCGCGTCATGGCGCGTGGCCGTCGCTGCCGGGGCCGCGCTGCTGCCGTGGCTCGGCGGGAGCAGCCCCGTCACCGCCTGGGCCCACACCCTGCACACCGCCCGCGAAGAGGCCGGCCTCGGCGCCGCCTACGTCATCGCCGGGGTCGCCCTCGGCGGCGCCGTCCTCGTCTACCGCCGCAGTGCGGGCCGCGCGGTGCCCGCTTTCCTCCTTGTCACCGCCAGCGTCGGCGCCCTCGGCGTCCTCTCGTGGTGGGACCCGATCCAGGTTTTGACCGGAGTGACCCGATGACCGCTACCACAACCCTCACCATCGGCGGGCTCCTCGCCGCGCTCCTCGTCCTCGTCGCGAACCTGTACCCGTGGTGGACAGGGAAGCGGCAGATGAAGCAACTCAGCAGCTTCGGGAAGGGCTTCGGCGGCGCTGCGCTCGCCGCATCCTGCCCCGGCGGCATCCTCGGGTGGGTCCACTCCCACACGGGCGGCATCGCGAACTCGGTCGGGGAGAAGGCGGGGAGCGTCGGCACCGGCACCTCCTCTGCCGCTGGGCTCAGCGCGGGGCGGCTCGTTGGGCTCTCCGCGACGGGTGCTGTTGTGGTCGCGGTCGGCGTCTTCCTCCTGGTCCTGTCGTGGAAGGGCAGCGGCGCGAAGGAGAAGAAGAGGATCGTGGGCGGCGCCTTCGTCGGCTCCGTCTTCCTCCTGACCGCTGGCGTCGCGGGCCTCCTCGGCTGGCTTCCCGCCGCCCTCAACTCGACCGGCGACCAGATCGTGGCCGCGGTACAGGGGGCGATGTGAACGCGGCCTGTCTGCCCCGCGCCGTCTCGCGCCGCATCCTCTGCGGCGCCGACCGGCTCGCGCGCGGCTCCACCCTCCTCGCCCGCCGCATCGCCGCGTGCCTCGCCGAGTGGGTCGCCCGCGGGCGCCGCCACGACCTGGCCGGATGGCGTGCCGCGCTCGGCCCGCTCCTGCGCCTCGCGCTCCTCACCGGGCTCGGGTGGCTCGTCTGGCGTCTGCTCCAGGCCCGAATCTGGTGGCTGACGTGGAGCCTCGCCGCGCTCTGGGTGGGCACCGCCTGGGCGCTCACCCGCGAGCCCAAGGACGAAGGGACGGCCGAGGGCAAGCAAGGCGAGGCGGAGGAGGGGGAGCCGGGCCCTGACCGGGACGACGTCGTCGCCCTCCTTCGCGCGCTCGCCGGGGACCGCCCTGGGGTGCACCTCTCCACCGTCCTCGGCCACCTCCAAGAGCACGGGCAAGCGGCCGGCTGGCGGGTGACGGATGTGCGGCTCCGGCTGGAGGCCCTGGGCATCGCTGTGGAACCCAAGCTCAAGGTGGGGCGGGTACCGAAGCGAGGGGTCGCCGTGACCGCGCTCGACGCCCTCCCCCCGCTCGACGACCACGAGGAATCTCCCGACGCATCTCCCGCCGTCTGACCTGCGAAGTCTCCCGCGCTCTCCCCTCAGTCTCCCGCCCCTCTCCCCGTCTAGGGAGAGGGGTTTTTGGGGCATCTATGGGGCCTTCTCATATACCCCCTGGGGGTATTACTCCTACCTATGGCCAACGCTTACCGAGCACGGCCCCCGCACCCCGGAGACCCCCGTGGCCCCAACCTGGACCCTCCATCACGGAGACGCCCTGACGCTCCTTCCGACGCTCATCAACCCTGTCGACGCGGTGATCTGCGACCCGCCGTACAACAGCGGCGGGCGCACGATGACCGCCCGCACCGCCCGTACCGCCCGCGAGAAGTACCTCACCGAGGGCGGGCGCCTCCACGGCTTCGACCTCGGCACCTTCACCGGCGACAACCGCGACCAGCGCGCCTACACCTCGTGGCTCTCGCAGATCCTCGCGCACTGCTACCGCCTCACCCGGCCCGGCGGTGCTGCCCTCGTCTTCACCGACTGGCGCCAGCTCGCCGCCACCACCGACGCCCTCCAGGCCGCCGGATACACCTGGCGGGGCATCGCCGTCTGGCTCAAGCCGATCGCCCGCCCCCAGCCCGGACGCCTCAAGCAGGACTCCGAATTCATCGTCTGGGGCTCGGCGGGCGCGATGATCCCCGGCACCGACCCGGTCTACCTGCCGGGCCACTTCACCGGCAGCCAACCCCGCGGCAAAGCCCGACAGCACATCACCCAGAAGCCCCTCGACGTCATGCAGCAGCTCGTCCGCATCGCCCCGCCCGGCGGGACCGTCCTCGACCCCTTCGCCGGGTCCGGAACCACCGGAGCCGCCGCCCTCACGGAAGGCCGCAGCTTCATCGGCATCGAACAGTCCGCCTCCTACGCCGAGGTAGCACGCGCCCGTCTCGCTTCCCATTCCGGCCATGTCCCGGGTGCTCGCGCGGCAGACTGAGGGCATGCGCGTACAGCTTCATGGTGGGCCCCTCGACGGCGAGCATGTCGACGTAGACCCCGCCGACCCCGACCCGTTAATCGCGATCATCGCGGACGGCTGTTCCGAGCCCGGCGGGCGATCCGTCTACGCTCCCGACCGCGAGGGCGCGTGGCGGTGGGAGCGGGACCTACCGTGGGACGCGATGTGAAGTGGTTGCCGCTGCCCAGGAGGCGCGCTCGGCCCGCTACCGTGCCGGGGCCACCGTCGTTCGCTGTGCTGGAGCACGACCTCCTCGGCGTCCCGCCTGCTACGGGTGTCGCCCACATGCAGCTCGTGCTGCGCCGCGCCGGGACCTGCTTCGCCCACGACCCGATCGCCGACCTCACCGAGTCCGGCCGGGCACACTGCGGCGGATGCGGGCGACCGCTCCACCTCGACGAGGCAGGGTCGTGGAGCCTCGTTGAGGATCGTCAAAGCTTGACGTAGCTGGTGATCTTGCCGCACACTCGGCGGCAGATCCGGCATGCCCGGAAACAGAAGGCCCGCCCAGCGCGGGCCTTTCCGCTTTCCCCGAACCCCCAGCACACCAGGCCGCGCGCGGACATCATGAGCCCCATGAACCGCACCGCCATAGCCGCCGTACTCATCACGGCCTGCGCCGCGCTCACCGCGTGCAGCAGCGACAGCGGCACCGACAGCAAGTCCACCCCCGCCGCCTCGACGCCCGGCCCCGACATGTCGTCAGCCGAAGCCGCGGCCGGCATCCCTCCGGAGCCCACCGGCGCCGACCGCAAAGCGCTCCTCCTCGCCCTCCGCGCGGTCGCCCCGAAGGCGGCAGACGAGGCGCACGAGGACAAGGCGATCGACGCGGCACGCAACCAGTGCGCGGCGATCAACGGCGGCGGCACGAACCTCGATTCGACCGCTGCCGCGCGCTTCTCGTACGACGGCGTGACGACGACCGAGGCGCAGGGCAAGGCGATCAACGCGGCGCTCAAGGCGTCGGGCTTCTGCAAGGTGTAGATCCCCGCCCACCACAGACCGGGCCCGGCCGTACACCCCCGTGACGGCCGGGCCCTCGCACGTCCGGAGGTGCCCGTGGCTCTCCGACGAGACCAGCGCCGGATCACCGACGAGGACCGGTCCGCCGTGCGCGCGCTGCACGCCGAAGGACTCGGCCGCAACGAGATCGCCCGCCGGATCGGGCGTGGCTCGCGCACCGTGAGCGTCCTCGCCGCCGAGCTGGGCCTCAGCTTCGACCGCACCCACACCGCCATCGCAACGGAGGCCCGCGTGATCGACGCCAAGGCGCGCCGCGCCGCCCTCGTCCAGCGTGCGTACACCCGCGCGGAGAAGATTTACGACCGCCTCGAAGCCGATGCCGGACCAGTGGGGTACGACTTCACTGCGACCAGCGTCAACGGCATCGAGACGAAGAACCTGAACCACGTCCCCGCCCAGGACGAGCGCGCGCTCGCCCTCGCAGCCGGCGCGCACCTCGCCCAGGCCGCGAAGCTCGAAGCGCTCGACGGCGACCCCGGTCTCGACGCCGCGAGGTCGATGCTCGGCGGGCTCGCCGAGGGCCTGCGCCGGATCGCCGAGGCCCCGGAGGACACCGGGGAGGGCTGACCATGCTGGACGCCCTGCCGCTGTCCCGGAAGCAGATCCGCAGCGTCGCGGCAGCGAGCGCGCGCATCAACATCTGGCACGGCGCGATCCGGTCGGGGAAGACGGTCGCCTCGCTGATCGCCTTCCTCATCGCGGTCAGTACGGCGCCGGCCTCCGGGCTCATCGTGATCGTGGGGCGCTCGCTCCAGACCATCGAGCGGAACGTCCTCGACCCGCTCCAGGACGACGCGCTCTTCGGCCCGATCGCCCGCCAGGTCGTCCACACCCGGGGCGCGACCGTCGCCACGATCCTCGGCCGCACCGTGCACCTCGTCGGCGCGGCGGACTCCCGCGCGGAGGGACGTCTGCGCGGCCTGACCGCGTGTCTGGCGTACGTGGACGAGGCCACGCTGATCCCGCGCGGCTTCTGGAATCAGCTCCTCGGCCGCCTGTCGGTGCCGGGCGCGAAGCTCATGGCGACGACCAACCCGGACAACCCCGGGCACTGGCTCCGCCGCGAGTTCCTCGACCGCGAGGGTGACCTCGACCTCCGCTCGTGGCACTTCACCCTCGACGACAACCCAGCCCTCGACGCCGCGTACGTCACGTCGCTCAAGAGCGAGTACACGGGCCTCTGGTACCGACGCTTCATCGCCGGGCACTGGGTGCAGAGCGAAGGCGCGATCTACGAAACCTTCGACCCCGCGCGGCACGTCGTACGGGACCTGCCGCGGATCGACCGGTGGGTGTGCGACGCGATCGACTACGGCACCGTCAACCCGTACGCCGACGTCCTCCTCGGCGTCGGCGCAGACCGGCGCCTCTACGTCGTCAGCGAATTCCGCTGGGACTCGCGGCGCGAGCGGCGGTCCCTCACCGACGCCGAGTACTCGAAGGCACGGCGCGGCTGGCTCGCGCGGGTGCCGCAGCCGGAACAGAACATCGTCGGCGTGGCCCCGGAGTGGACGATCGTGGACCCGTCCGCGTCGTCGTACATCGAGCAGCTCCACCGCGACGGCGTGCGCGGCGTACAGCCCGCGGACAACGCGGTCCTCGACGGCATCCGCACGGTCTCCTCGCTGTTCTCCTCCGACCTGCTCCGCGTGCACGACTCCGCGCGCGGGCTGATCGACGAGCTGCCCGGGTACTCCTGGGACGACACGGCGGCCGAGCGCGGCGAGGACAAGCCGATCAAGGAGAACGACCACTCGTGCGACGCGCTGCGGTACGGGGTCCGTACAACCGAGAGCCTGTGGCGCCCGTACCTGCCGACTCAACTGGAGGTGGCCGCCTGATGGCTGAGCAGCCCATTACCCCTGACGTCGCGATCGAGACGGCGGCGCGGCTCCTCCGCGCGGCCGAGTTGGAGACCAACCTCGCGATGATGGAGCGGCTCGACGATCTCGCCACGTCCTGGCTGAGCATGGCCGCGCTTCTTCTGGAGAAGGAGGCGGTCTGATGGCTACGGAGGTCACCCTGCCGGTGCACGTCCGCGTAGGCGAAGCCGAAGGCTGCTTGGGCGAACTCACCGTTGAGGCCACGGGCGGGACGGTGCGTGGCGAGGACGTTCTCCACCAGCTCGCGGCCTTCTTCCGCGAGGCCGCCGACGTCATCGAGCACCCCACCGAGGACGACGACGAGGAGGTGCCGGATGCCGCTGCCCACGGGTAACGTTCCCTGGCCCCCGCCCCAGCTCTCGCCCGCCCTCACCCTCATGGACACCTGGGACACCTGGTGGTCCGGCGACGTCGACCGCCTGGAGCAGCTCTACGGCGGCGGCACCGGTGCCGGCCCCGACCCGCGCCGCCACCAGTTCTCCGGCGGCGTAGTCGGCCGCATCGCCCGCTGGTGGTGGGGCACCCCCACCTCGCCCGGCGAGCGCCGTACGAAGCTCCACGTCCCCCTCGCCGGGGACATCTGCGCGGGCAGCGCGGACCTGCTCTTCTCCGAGCCGCCCACGTTCACCGTTGACGACGAGGACACGCAGGCCCGGCTCGACGAGCTGACCGACGAGGGAATGCTCTCCACCCTCCAGACCGGCGCCGAGATCGGCAGCGCCCTCGGCGGTGTCTACCTGCGCCCGGTCGTCGACACCAAGATCTCGGACCACGCCTGGACCGACATCGTGCACGCCGACCGCGCCGTACCGGAATTCGTATGGGGACGCCTCTCCGCCGTGACCTTCTGGAGCGTCGTACGCGAGGAAGACGGTCAAGTCTGGCGCCACCTGGAGCGGCACGAGCCCGGCTTCGTGCAGCACGGCCTCTACCAGGGCACACGCGCGAAACTCGGACGGGCGGTGCCTCTGGAGGACGTCCCGGCGACCGAGGGCTTCGCGCCGCTCGTAGGCGAGTTCGGAGAGATCGAGACCGGCTACGAGGGCCTCGACGTCTCCCACGTCCCGAACCAGACGACCCGCCGGTGGCGCCGAGACGCGTACCTCAAGGACTTCGGCCGGTCCGACCTCGACGGCGTCGAGCCGCTCATGGACCAGCTCGACGAAACCTACAGCTCCTGGATGCGGGACATCCGCATCGGCAAGGGCCGCATCCTCGTGCCGGAGGCGTACCTGGAGTCGTCCGGCCCCGGCCAAGGGGCACGCTGGAACCCGGACCGGGAGGCGTTCGCCGGGCTGAACATGCTGGCGCGCGCGGACAGCGGGCAGCAGCTCACCGTGGCCCAGTTCGCCATCCGTGTCCAGGAGCACCGCGAGACCGCCGAGGACCTCGTGAACCAGATCCTCCGGAGCGCCGGTTACTCCGGGCAGACCTTCGGGATCGGCGGGGACGTCGCGGTCACCGCGACCGAGGTCGTCTCCAAGGAGCGCCGCTCCATGACGACTCGGGGCCGCAAAGTCTTGCGGTGGCGGCCCGCGCTCGCGCACCACGTCGAGGCGCTCCTCGCGGTGGACCGGCGCGTCTTCGGCGGCGCCAGTCAACCGCAGCGCCCCACCGTCGAGTTCGCCGACAGCGTGCAGGAGAGCCCGCTCAGCCTGGCCACCACCGCCGAGACCCTCCGCCGCGCACAGGCCGCGAGCACGGAGACCCTCGTCCGGATGACCCGGCCCGAGCTGGACAAGGACGAGGTGACCGTCGAGGTCGCGCGCATCCACCGCGAGCAGGGCATGTCGGTCCCGGACCCGATGCAGGCCGGGGCTCTTCCGTAGGAGGTGCACGGTGCCGGTATCGCCTGCGCTCGCCGAGGACCTCGCCGCGCGCATCGCCGACCTGTACGAGGCCGCCGAGGGCGCGATGCTCGACCGCATCCGTACGGCCCTCGCGGAGGGCATCGACTCCCCGGTCTGGGTGGAACTCAAGCTCGCGGCGCTCGGCAACCTCCAGGCCGCGATCCAGACCGTCATCGACGCGCTCGCCCTCGACGCGTCCGGCGCGATCCACGAGGCCGTCGCCGAGGCGTACGACCGCGGGCAGCAGGCAGCCGCCGCCGAGCTGGGCGCGGTCGCGACCGGTCAGGCGGCGGTGGCCGCCGACGTGCTGCCGACCGCGCCGGCCGTGGACAGGCTCGCGGCGGCGCTCGTCGCCGACACCGGGCCCGTGCACCAGCGGGTGCTGCGGGTCGCGATGGACACGTACCGAGACGTCATCACCCGCGCGTCAGCCGCTCCGCTGCTCGGCGCGCAGACGCGGCGCCAGGCCGCGCAGTCCGCGCTCGACGCCTTCGCGGACAAGGGCGTGACCGGCTTCATCGACGCGCGGGGCCGTGGCTGGGACATGCGGTCGTACGTGGAGATGGCGACGCGGTCGGTGGTCGGGCGGGCGGCGGTGGAGGCGCACACGGATCGCCTCGCGGCTGCGGGCGTGGATCTGGTGGTGGTGTCGCGGGCGCCGGAGGAGTGCCCCCTGTGCAAGCGCTGGGAGGGCAAAGTGCTGGCGCGGGCAGGGGCGCCGGGCGCGCGGACGGTGAGCGTGGAGCACGCGGCGGAGGACGGCCGGACGGTGGCCGTTGACGTTGCGGGTTCACTGCCGGAGGCGCGGGCGGCGGGGCTCCTTCATCCGAACTGTCGGCACTCGGTGAGCGCCTTCGTTCCCGGTGTCTCGCGGGTGCCGGAGTCGGTGCCGGCGCGGGCGACGTACGAGCAGTCGCAGCAGCAGCGGTATCTGGAGCGGCAGGTGCGGCGGTGGAAGCGGCGGGCGGCGGCGTCCCTGGACGACGGTGCCCGTACGGCGGCGACCGCGAGGGTGCGCGCGTATCAGGCCCGTATCCGGGAGCTGGTCGCGGATACGGGCCTGCCGCGTAAGAGCCACCGCGAGCAGGTCGCGGCAGCGCGCTAGTTGCCCTCCAGCAGGACGCCCTCCGGCAGTAGATCCGTCTGCCGCAGGTGCGCAGCGATTTCCCTGATGCCGTTGATGTAGCCGTTCTGGTACGCCGCTTCGGACGCGAGCGGGCTGTCCTCCTCCAACCGCTCAGCCCAGCCGTCTATCCACTGGGCGATCGCCAGGTGGTTCCTGTAGATCGCCGCATCGTCTCCGCGAAGTGCTTCCTGCGCCCGCTCCGGATTCCAATCCGCGAGCCGGTCCTTGTCGAAGTCGAGCAGTCGCTCGTCGCTCTGTTCCATGCGCGAACGCTACTGGCGTGCCGCGCCCTACGTCTGCCGTTCGCCAGGTGCGGACGGATTTGCACAACCGCTCCGGCAGGCCCGGGGCGCCCCTACGCGCACCAGGAGTGCACGATGCAGAAGAAGCACCTCGCCCGCTACGCCCTCGCGGGCGCCGGCTGGGCTCACCCCTACGCCACCGGCCCTTTCGACCCGTGGCTGTACGCAGACGGCGGGGACGGAGGCGACTCCGGCACCGACGACAGCGGCAACGCTGACGACGGCGGCGACGACGACCAGGACGACGACGCCGGGGCAGTCGACGACGCGGACGACAAGGACCAGGGCGAGAAGCCCAAGCCCAAGCCGCCCGCGAAGAAGCCTGCCGACGACGACCCGGCCGCGACGATCGCCCGGCTCCAGAAGGAGCTGAAGACGGCGAACGGCGAGGCCGCGAAGGCGCGCACGTCCGCGAAGAAGGCCGCCGCCGACGAAGCCCGCACGGAGATCGTGCAGGAACTCGGCAAGGCGCTCGGCCTGATCAAGGACGACAAGGACACGCCGCCCGACCCGGCCGCGCTCACCGCGCAGATCGAGAGGGCGACGGCCGCGCACCGGGAGACGGCCGTGGAGCTGGCGGTGTACCGGGGCGCGTCGAAGCACGGCGCCGACCCCGACGCCCTCACCGACTCCCGCGCCTTCCTCCGCTCGATCGCCGACCTCGACCCGGCCGACGAGGGCTTCTCGAAGAAGGTCAACGCCGCGATCAAGCAGGCCGTGACCGACAACCCCAAGCTCAAGGCCGCCGCCCCGGCGCCCGGCCGCATGGGCGCGGACTTCTCCGGCGGGTCCGGAGGCAAGGCCGCAGACGACTCGATCGACGCTCACCGCGAGCGGCGCCGCAAGCAGCGCGGCGGCTGAGCGCGAGCACCCAGACAGAGAGGGCCCCCGATGGCCAACACCTTCCTCACCCCCGACAACATCGCACGCCGCGCGCTCGCGACGCTGTACGAGACGACGCACATGGCGCAGCTCGTGCACCGCGACTACGAGGCCGACTTCGCCGGCCGCCAGGGCGACACGATCACCGTGCGGAAGCCCGCAGTCTTCACGGCCACGGAGTTCAACCGCACCACCGGGATCGTGCCGCAGAACGCGACGGAGAGCGGCTTCCCCGTGGTCCTGAACCACCTGCCCGACGTCAGCTTCACGGTCACGACCGAGCAGCTCACCCTGGAGATCGACGACTTCGGCGAGCGGCTCCTCGACCCGGCGATGGAGGCGATGGCACAGAAGATCGACCGCGACATCCTCAGCCTCCGCAGCGACATCACCCAGACCGTGGGCGAAGTCGCCGAGAACACCGGCGGCGAGAACTACAACTACCCCGGGGGCGCGTACCCGTGGTCAGACTCCCGCGTCCTCATCGAGGCCGGCGCGCTCCTCGACACGAAGAACGTCCCGGCCGCTGACCGCAACGTGGTCGTCGGCCCGCGCACGAAGGCGCGGTGGATGGCCGAGAAGATCTGGCGCGCTTCCGACCAGCGGGGCAGCACGGTCGGGCTCACCGAGGCGCAGTTCGGCGCGAACGCGAGCGGCTTCACGCCGTACATGTCGCAGAACATCGCGGGCCCCGCGGCCGACCCGGAGACGGGCGAGCCGACCACCGAGGTCGACGTCGCGTTCCACCGCACCGCGTTCGCGCTGGTCACCCGCACCCTGGAGATCCCGCCGGGCGCTCAGGACGCGGCGATCGTGCCGTACAAGGGTTTCGCGCTCCGCGTGGTCTACGACTACGACATCAAGTTCAAGCAGACCGTCGTCTCGGTCGACTGCCTGTACGGCGTGAAGACCCTCGATCCCAACCGTGCCGTCCTCATCAAGGGAGCCGATGCCGCATGATCCGCTACCGCAACGAGAACAACGGCGAGGTCGTCGAGCGCGAGAAGCCGGACGCCCGCCTCGACTTCCTCACCAACTGGGAGCGCCTGGAGGACGGCGAGACCCCGGGCCCGGTGAAGCCGGACGGTGTCCTCTCGCGCCCGCAGGTGTCCCCGGGCGTGGCCGAGCAGGACGCCACGGACGAGGAGCTGGAGGAGCGCGAGGCCGACGAGCCGCCTGCCCGCTCGGCGTCGAAGGCCGAGTGGCAGGAGTACGCCCGCGAGCGCGCGGTCTCCGACGAGGAGCGTGCCGAGGTCGACACGCTGACGAAGGAGCTGCTCGTCGCGAAGTACGGGACGGTGGCCGATGGCTGACCTCGTCACGAACGTCGCGAAGGGGCGGTTCGTGCACTACGGGGCGACGGCGCAGGCGGGCACCGGCGGGGCGAAGCTCGTCGCGGTGGTGCTCGCGGCGTCGGGCCTGCCCACGGACGACGCGCTCCAGGACGCGGACACGCTCGCCGCGATCCTCGCGACGGCGACGGAGCAGACCGCGATGGGCCGCAAGGCGCTCGCGGGGGTCACGGCGGCGGTCAACGACACGACGAACAGCGCCTCCGTGGACGCTGGAGACGTGACGTGGACCGCCGCGAGCGGACCCGCCACCGGGAAGCTCGTCATCGCCTTCGACCCCACCGGCAGCAGCGCGGACAGCGCGCTGATCCCGCTGACCGTGCACGACTTCGCGGTCACGCCGGACGGCACGGACATCACCGCGCAGATCGCCACGGCGGGGCTGGCGGTCTCCGAGAACGCGTGAGGGCGGAGGTGGGGCGGCATGGCCCGGCTCTGGACCTGCGGCTTCGAGTTGCAGTCGGCCGCCGCGCTGGTGGAGATTCAGGACTCCAACGGGAGCCCGGCGATCTCCACCAGCATCCACCGTCCCGGAGGTCTCGCCTCGCTGCGGGTCGTGCCCACGGGCCCGACGCAGTACGTCGAGATGCAGCTTACGAGCGGTGTGGTCATGCGGACCTTCCACCGCTTCTACCTGTACATCACCGCTCTCCCCGCCGCCGACACCAACATCTACGGCATCGGGCAGAGCGGCTACTTCCCCGGCGTCGTACGCCTGACGCCCACGGGCGCGCTCCAGCTCCGCGACAACCAGGCCCTCATCAACCTCGGGCCCGCCACCGCGCCGCTCGCCCTCGGGCAGTGGCACCGGATCGAGCTGGACTACACCGACACCGCCGGGACCGTCACGGCCGGAACCGCTCCCTTCTGCGGCTACCTCAACGGCACGCTCTTCGCCGACACGCTGTGCTCGAACATCAACGGCTTCTCCCGCGTCCGCATGGGCGCGATCCAGGCCGCGAGCGGCATGGACATCTGCATCGACGACGTCGCCGTCAACGACGACACCGGCACTTCGCAGACCGGCTTGCCTGGGGCAGGCACCGTCGTCCACCTCCGCCCCGCCGGGGCCGGGGACGCGAACGGGTGGGCCACCGCGGTCGGGGGGACCGCGGGTGCCGCGAACAACTGGGCACGCGTCTCGGAGATCACCCCGGACGACGCGACGTCCTACAACCAGACAGCGGCGAGCGGTACCGCGACCGACGACTTCACCCTCTCCTCCGCGTCCGCCGCAGGAATCGGCGGGACGGACGCGGTCCGCCTGGTCGCCGTGGGCGCTCGGGTCGGCTCGACGGCGACAACGGCCGCGAGCATCGTGACCCGGGTCAAGGGCCAGTCCGGCGGCACGGTCGCCGAATCGCCCTCGACGAGCGTTGCGGTGAACGGGTGGGCCACGAACAGGGCGACGGTGCCGCGCCTGTACCAGCTCACCACGTACGCCAACCCCCAGACCGGCACGGCCTGGACGCGGGCCGCGCTCGGCACGGCGCAGATCGGCTACCGGGCGAACGTCTCGCAGACGACCGTGCGGCGGGTGAGCGCGCTGTGGGCGCTCGTCGAGTACGCCCACCCCGAGACCGTCGTGCAGCTCGGCGCCGCCCACGAGCACGCGGCCAGGCTCCGCCTGGTCCTGCCCTTCGGGGCCGCGCTTCGCGACGACTTCGCGGACGGCGTGCTCGACGAGGCGCGGTGGCCGGACTCGTACGGGGCGGTCAGCGAGAGCGGCGGCGAGGCCATCGTCTCCTCGACCACCGACTACGCGGGCTATGCCTCCGCGACTGCGTACCGGCTCGCCGACTCCGGCGTGTTCTGCCGGGTCACCCCGGCGCCGGCCGGGACCGCGAGCGAGGCGTGGACGCAGGTCCTCGTCACCACGGCGAACATGGGCACGGACGCGGTCGTTGAGGTCGACGCCGTGCACGGGCTCCTCAGCTTTTCGGCGCGCGCGGGCTACTACGACCCCGACCGCGTCAGCCTCCCGTACGACCCCGAAGAGCACGCCTGGGTGCGCATCCGCGCGACCGGCGACACCCTTCTGTGGGAGACGGCGCCGGACGGTGCGGTGTGGACCGTGCAGCGCTCGTCCCCGGCCCCGGCCTGGGTGCTCGACGGGACGCCTCTCCAGGTGCAGCTCACCACCCACCGTGACGCGGGCGCGAGCGGCGAGGCGCGGTTCGCCGCGTTCAACATCGCGCCGCCGCACATCGTTCGCCCGGCGGCGACCGCGCGTACGACGGACCAGGCCCTCCCGGTGACGGCCGTCGCGCACGCGGCCCTCGGGGCGGCCCTCGAGGTCGAGTACGGCACTGCGGCGAGCTGGTCGCGGCGCGCGACGCTCGGCACGGCGGCCACCACGGGGGCAGCGCATCCGGTCGGGCACCGGCGCACAGCCCCGCTGCTCGCCGCCCCTGTGGCCGAGCGGGCGGGCGAGCTGACGGCCCGGCACCGCGCGGCGGCGGCACCCGCCCACGAGCACGACGCCGCCCTGCTGGTGCGCGCGGTCCGGGCGGTCCGGATCGGGTCCGCGCTGGTCAGCTCCACGGCCCGGCCCCTCGTCCTGCGTCGCACGGCGCCGATCCGGACCGCCCGGACCGCCGTCCGCGCGGGCGCGATCGGGCACGCGCGCACGGTACGGCTCGGCGCCGCGATGGAGACCGACCGCGCTGCGGGCCTTTCGGCCGGCGCCCGTCGCTGGCTCGGCGCGGCCTCCGAGACGGCTGCCGCTGAGCCGCTGGCCGTCCGCCGCCGCGCGCCGCTGTCTGCCCCGGCCGTGCGCGAGAGCGCGGGCGCGGTCCGCGCGCATCGCGTCATCATCGTGCGCACAGCGCGCGTAGGCGTGCGGGCGGGCGCCCTCGAGGCGAGCCACCAGGCCGCCCTCGGCACCGCCCGGGAGACGGCGACGGCTCTTCGGGCGGAGACCGGCCGCGGCACGCGGATCGGGGCAGCCCGCACCGGTGCCGCATCGCTCCCGCTCGCCGTACGCAAGGCGGCGCCGATCGGGGCCGCGGGCGCCCGTGAGCGCGCGGGCGAGGTGGCCGCGAGCGCGCGGGCGAGCCTTCGCCCAGCCGAGGAGCGCGACGGCGCGCTCCCAGTGCGCGCCGTACGGATAGTGCGGCTGGGCCCCGCGCACAGCCGCGATCGTGCGGCGCCACCCCTGCCGGTGCGGCGCCTGCTCCTGGGCGGTGCCGAAGAGAGCGTGACGGCAACCTCGCTGTCCGGCGCGGCGGGGGTGCGCGTGCGGGCCGCGAGCGCGGCTGACCGCGCGGGCGCGGTGCGGCACCGGCGCACGGTCCACCTCGGCACAGCGAGGGCTGGCGAGCGCGCGGGCCGCGCGGTTCAGCACCGCACCGCCCGCCTCGGCCCCGGGCGCGAGGGCGTACGGGCGGGCGCCGTACGGCAGCCCTTCCAGCGCCGCATGGTCCGCACGGCCACCGTCACCGACCGGGCCTCGACCGTGGCTCCGGCTCGGCAGCGCCCGGCCGACCGGCTCACCTCGACCACCACCGGACCCGTGCTCGGCCCGACCGCGTACGGGCCCGTGCTCCGTACGGGCACCGCAGGCCCGGTGCTCACCGCCACGACCACCGAGGGAGGTGGGTGATGCCCGAAGTCGGCGACCTGGTGACGGCGACCTTGACCGTCAGCCCGCACGACGCCACCACGGCGGCAGCTCTCCGCGTCGAGCAGCCGGACGGGACCACGCTCCTGCCCGTCGTCTCGCCCGGCGAGGGCGGCGTCTTCACGGCCCCGGTCGAGTACACGCTCGCCGGGGTGTGGCTGCTGCACTGGACCGTGACCGGCACCGGCGCCTCCGTGGAGACCGAGGAAATCGGTGTCGCCCCGGCGAGCACCACGGTGCCGGACGGGCGGGCGTACGCGACGACCACGCAACTCGCCACGTACCTCCGGGACGCGCCCCCGCCGGGCGCCGTGCGGCTCCTCGCGGACGCCTCCCGGATGCTCGACGCCCGGGTCCTCGCGTACTGCCGGTACGACGTCACCCCCGCCGGGCTCCCCGCGGACCCGGTCGTCGCGGAGGCGATCGGCCGCGCGGTCTGCGCGCAGGTCGCGTGGTGGGGCGAGGTCGGCGACTCGACGGGCGCGGCCGGCGTCGGGTGGGGCTCGGTCGCGATCGGCTCCGTGAACCTGGGGCGCTCGGTGACGAGCGTGTCCGGGGACGACTCCGCAGCCCGCCAGCTCGCGCCCCAAGTCGCCGACGAGCTGCGTGCACCGCAGCTTGCCGGGCGCTTCTGGCTGGGGGCGGTGAGCACCTGGTGAGCAGCATCCCGGGCTGGCTGCTCCGTCACCGGATCGTCGTGGAGCCGTACCTCGGGGACTCCAGCACGGGCCCGCTCTACGGCCCGGCCCGGGAGCTGCGGTGCTTCCTCGACGAGCAGACCCGCACCGTGCGCTCCCCGGGCGGCGAGGACGTGGCGAGCAGCTCGACGGCGTACGCCGCGCCGGGCGCGCTCGTGCCGCCGCTGTCCCGCGCGACGCTCCCCGGCGGGCGGGTCACCACGGTGATCCAGACCGCGCGGCGGGACGGCGGCGGCCTCGCGACGCCTGACCACCTGGAGATCCAGCTTGAGTAGGAGGTGGCCGTCATGCCTCAGGGCTTCCGGCTCCGCTTCAACGGTCGCGCTGTTGAGGGCGAGATCCGCGCGGCAGCGGCGCGCGGCCTGCTTCTGGGCGCCGAGTACGTCCTGGGAGAGGCCCAGGCGGTTGTGCCGATCGACGAGGCGGCGCTGGCCCGCTCGGGCACGGCTTCTGTGGACGAGAGCACGCTGACGGCGGCGGTCTCGTACGACACCCCGTACGCCGTCGCCCAGCATGAGCGCCTCGACTTCCGGCACGCGCCCGGGCGTACGGCGAAGTACCTGGAGCGGCCCCTCAACGCGGCCCGCTCCGAGGTCGCCGCGCTGATCGCCACGCAGATCCAGAGGGCCCTGCGGTGAGCGCCCCGCCGGTCGGCTACACCACCACGCTCCTCGTCGGCCTGGCCGAGCTGCTCGCGGCGGAGGGCGTCGGCGTCTACGACCCGGCCGCCGTCATCGGCCCCGGCGAGACCGGGATCTTCCGGGGCGCGATGCCCCCGGACCCCGACCGGGCGGTCGCGCTGACCGCGTACCCGGTCGAGGACGGCGGCGGCCTGGACGCGATCACCGGGGTGCAGGCGCGGATGCGCGCGGGCCGGGACCCGGGCGCGGTCGACGACCTCGCCGACGCCGTCTTCACCGCGCTGCACATGCGCGAGCACTTCCCCCTCGGCCCCGTCCACGTAGCGCTCGCCTGGCGGCAGTCGCAGGCGTGGATCGGCTTGGACTCGCGGCAGCGCATGGAGCTGACCGCGAACTACTACCTCCGCACGACACGCGGCGGCCCTCACCAGCACGAATAGGGAGCAGCAGATGAGCACACCCGTAGAGACCCGGGTCACCGCCCTCGCCCGCCGGTGGCGGCTGGAGCTGGACCTCGGCACCGATACGACGCCGGACTGGCAGACCGTCATGGGCGTGACGGAATTTCAGCCCTCCGCCGAGCCGAATCTTGAGGACTCCAGCGACTATGACTCGGGCGGCTGGGCGGGCAACACCAAGACGGGCCAGAGCTGGGAGCTGTCCGTCACGATCAACCGCAAGATCAACTCGACACAGAAGGCGTACCACCCGACCCACGAGGCTCTCCGGCGCGCGGCGTTCGAGTTCGACGAGGCGTCGTACGTGCACGTCCGCTACTACGACCGCAACGGGCTCCCCGAGGCGTACGAGGGCCGCGCGCTCGTCGAGTGGGCGCCGTCCGGTGGCGAGACCACCGACCTCGACCAGGTGGAGATCACGCTCACCGGCGACGGCCCGCTGCTCCTCATCGACAACCCGCTCGCCGAGGAGGAGGGCTGACATGGCTGTGGCCTTCGAGGCGCTCGACGACTTCCTCGACGACGCGCTGGAACTCCCAGTACGGGGCCGGGACGGAACGGTGCGCACGTACCGCATCCCGTCCCCGTCCGCCGAGGACGGCCTCCGGGTCGAGGCGATCACCCGGGCCGCCGCGCGAATGGTGCAGGACGGCGTCGAGCCCGACACCGAGAGCCTGACCGACGACGAGGAGCGCAGCCTCTACCGGATGATCCTCGGCGACGTACACGACGAACTCCTTGTCGCTACGGACTGGTCCCGCTTCAAGCACGCGGCCCTGACCGCCATGTTCTGGATCACCGCCGATCGCGAGACCGCCCAGAAGTACTGGGCCTCAGGCGGCGACCCTTCTCAACTGGCCCCGAACCGGGCGGCACGTCGCCAGGCCACACGCGCCTCCTCGGCGTCGGCTGCGGCGAGTACGACCCGGTCACGGGGCTCTACGAGTGGTACGAGGGCGGCGTCACCCCGCAGCGGCAAGGCCAAGGCCGCGCCCCGCAAGTAACCCTCGACGGCCTCCTGGAGCAGTGGGTCCTCCTGGAGGCGGACTTCCAGGAGACGTACGGGCTCGACCTCTCCGAGCCCGGCCTCCTCCGCGCCCGGTCCTGGCGCTGGCTCCGCGTCCGCATGTGGGGCCTCATGAGCGCCGAGTCGCGGATCGCACGGCACTTCCAACCGCCCGAACCCCCGCCGAGGGGGTCCAACCGCCGGAGGTGACCGTGTCGCTCACCATCGGCGAACTCACCGGCCTCATCAGCCTCGACGACCGGGGCGTCGCGCCCGCCCTCCGCCGCACCGAGAACGCGATGCGCTCGACCGGGCGGCAGATGGCGGGCGACGCCGACGAGGCCGGGCAGCGCGCGGGGCAGGCCCTCGGTGACGCCGTCACCGAAGGCGCGGACGGGCGGCTCCGCAACGCGCGGGGCCGGTTCGTCGCGGCCGGCCGCCGGATCGGTTCCGATGTGGGCGACGGCGCGGCGGACGGCGCCGAGGAGGGCGGCGACCGCGCGGCCGGGCGACTCTCGGGCGCGCTGTCCCGCGTGAAGGGGCTGGTGATCGGCGGGGCGATCGGGGCCGCGCTGGTGACCGGGCTCTCGGAGTCCATGGAGCAGGGGCAGATCGCCGGTCGTATGGGCGCGCAGCTTGGTACGACTCCGGCGGTGGCGCAGCAGTACGGGCGGATCGCCGGGCAGCTCTACGCGAAGGGCGTCACCGAGGACTTCCAGACGGCGGCGGACGCGATCTCGGCGACGATGCGCGCGGGCATCGCTCCCCCCGGCGCGACGAACGCGCAGCTCGAATCGATCGCTACGAAGGTCGCCGACCTCGCGCAGACCTTCGAGCTGGACCTTGGGCAGACCGCGAACGCGGTCGGGCAGATGATCAAGACCGGTCTCGCGAAGAACGGGACCGAGGCCCTCGACGCGCTGACCGCCGGGCTCCAGAAGATGGGCCCGCGCGCGGACGACATCGCCGACACCTTCAACGAGTACAGCACCATCTTCCGGGCGATGGGACTGTCCGCCTCGCAGGCCACCGGGCTACTCAGCCAGGGCATGAAGGCCGGCGCCCGGGACACCGACGTCGTCGCCGACGCGATCAAGGAATTCCAGATCCGGGCCACGGACGGCTCGACGACGTCGGCTGCCGGGTTCAAGGCGCTCGGCCTCTCCGCGAAGGACATGACGGCCCAGATCGCTAAGGGCGGCAAGGGCGCGTCGGATGGCCTCCAGACCGTCCTCGACAAGCTCCGCAACATGAAGGACCCCGTCGACCGTAACGCGGCGGCGGTCGCCCTCTTCGGGACCAAGGCCGAGGACATGGGGAAGGCGCTCTTCGAGCTGGACCCGTCCAAGGCCGTGTCCGATCTCGGGCAGGTCGGGGGCGCGGCGGACCGGATGGGCAACACCCTGCGGGACAACGCTGGTGCGCAGCTCACGGCGTTCCAGCGGGGGTTGAAGCAGAAGCTCGTCGACGTCCTGGGCGGCGAGGTGATCCCGGCTTTCACCCGGGCGTACGGCTTCATCCAGAAGCACAGCACCGTCTTCAAAGTCGTCGCGGGCGTAGTGACGGCCGTGCTCGTGCCGGCGCTCGTGCTCATGGGCGTGACGGCGACGGTGTCCGGTGCGCGTACGGCTGCGGGCTGGGTGCGGTCCGGGGCATCGGCGACACGGAGCGCGGCGGTCCAGGTCGCGGCAGCGGCGCGTACGACGGTGGCGTGGCTCGGGATGGCCGCGCAGGGTACAGCGGCGTTCGTACGGATGGCGGCTGCGGCCGTGGCGAACGCGGCGCGTACGGCGGCGGTGTGGGCGGCCTCGGCGGCGCGGATGACGGCGACGTGGCTGGTCTCGATCTTGAGAGTGGCCGCTACGACGGTCGCGCAATTCGTGCTCATGGCCGCGCGCGCGGTCGCGTGGGCGGCGGTGATGGCCGCTCAGTGGCTGATCGCGATGGGCCCGGTGGGCTGGATCACGGCGGCGGTGATCGCGCTGGTGGTGCTGATCATCGCGAAGTGGGACACGATCAAGGCAGCGACGCTCGCGGCGTGGAACTGGATCTGGGCGAAGGTCCAGTGGGCCGCGAACGCGCTGGTCCAGATCTTCTTGAACTTCACGCTCCCGGGCTTGATCATCAAGCACTGGGACAGCATCAAGTCCGGTGCCGTAGCGGCGTGGAACGCGATTGTGGGCTGGCTCAAGGGCGTCCCCGGGATGATCTACAACGCGTTCCTCAACTTCACGCCCATCGGGCTGATGATCAAGCACTGGAACACGATCAAGACGAACACGATCAGCCGCGCGCAGGCGCTCGTGTCGTGGATGCGGGGCCTGCCGGGGCGGATCTCCGGGGCGCTCGGCAACATGGGCTCGCTCCTCGTCTCGAAGGGGCGCGCGGTCGTTCAGGGGCTGTGGAACGGCATCCAGTCGATGGGCGGCTGGTTGTCCGGCAAGCTCGTCTCCTTCGCGAAGAGCGCGATCCCGGGGCCGATCGCGAAGGCCCTCGGCATCCATTCCCCGTCCAGGCTGATGGCGTCCGCGATCGGTCGTCACATCCCCTCGGGAATCGCGATGGGTGCCGAGGACAACGTCGGCGTCCTCGACCGGACCATGCAGAACCTGGTGTCCACCCCGCGTCCGGGTGTGCCCGGGGTCAGCGCAGGTGGCGGCGTATCCGGACGGTCCGGATCGGCGTCCGGATCGGCCGTGCCCGCCCTCCAGATCCGCAGCGACGGCACCCGCATCGGGGACCTCTTGGTGGAGGTCCTCCGGCAGTCCGTGACCGTGCGCGGCGGCAACGTGCAGACCGTTCTCGGAAGGGGCTGACCTTGTTCCCCAACGACCCGCTCGGGCTCCGCATCGAGCTGAAGACCGGTACGGCGTGGACGGACATCACCGGCGACGTCTACACCCGGGACCCGATCACCCACACCCGGGGCCTGCGCAACGCGGGCACGAGCGCCGACCCGGCCTCGGTGCCGCTGACGATCAACAACAAGGGCGGGAAGTACAGCCCGCGCAACCCGGAGTCGCCGTACTACGGGCTCATCGGCCGCAACACGCCCGTGCGCCTCACCGTGCCCGGCGCGCCCGTACACCTCGCAGCGGACGGCACCCCGGACGCCCAGCTCTCCACCCCGTACACCGCCGACCTCACGACGGACACCCTCGACGTGCGGGTCGACATGGAACCGCAGAGCTGGGACGCGACCACCTCGCAGCAGCACATCGTCTCGATGTGGGACGACTCCGACCCTGCTCTGAGGGGGTGGGAGATCTACCTCTACGCGGGCTACCTGTATCTCGTGTGGACCGCAGTGGACGGCGCCGTGTGGAACTACGGGGCCATCCCACCGGCAGCGATGCCACGGCGCGCCGTACTGCGCGTCACAGCCGACGTGACCGTGGACGGGCTGACCCACGTCCGCATGTTCTGGGCTCCGTCGATGGACGGGCCGTGGACGCGGTTTGGTCGTGATGCAGCCTTCTCCTTCCCCACTCCCTTCCGCCCCACGGTCGTCCCGCTCGTGGTCTCCCGCCGTGGCCTCACCGGCGCCGTCTACCGGGCGCAGGTCCGCTCTTCCGAGGACGCGATCCTCGCGGACCTCGACCTCACGGCGGCACAGCCGGGCGCGACCTCGCTCACCGACGAGACCGGGCGCACCTGGACCGCCTCAACGGCGACCGCCGTAACGGACCGGTGGCCGCGGTTCGTGGGAGAGGTCTCTTCGTGGCCGCAGCGGTGGACCCCCGGCGAGCACGACGTGTGGACGAGCGTGGAGGCGGCCGGGGTGCTGCGGCGGTACGGGCAGGGCGTGAAAGCGCTCGACTCCCCGTTGCGGCGCCGTATCCCGTCCGGGAGCCCGGTCGCGTACTGGCCGATGGAGGACGGGCGCGAAGCCACGCAGGCATACAGCCCGATCCCGCGCGTGCAGCCGCTCATCCTGGCTGGCGCGTCGATGGCGGCCGACGACACCCTCGCCGGATCGCTACCGGTGCCCGTCTTCTCCGGCATCGCGTCCTTCGGGCAGCAGGTCCCGCGCGGCGCGGACGGCGCCTGGATGGTCAGCTACGTCTACCGCATGGATGCCCCGCCTCCGGGGAAGTTCCGGGCGCTGGACGTACAGACCACGGGCGTGGCCCGGCGGCTCACCTTGGACGTCGCGTCCGACCGGTACTGGTTCACCGGGTATGGCGCGCAGGGGCAGCAGCTCTTCCAGCTCTACTACACGATCCGCAACGGCGACTTCTTCCAGACCTGGAACCGCCTGGAGATCACCGCCCGGCTCCGGGGGGCGCAGACGGAGTACCACCACGGGTGGATTCCCGTGGAAAACGCGGTCGGCACCGGCAACGAGGCGTACATCACCGGCGCCCCGGGACACGTCACCAGCGTTGCCATGAGCGGAAACGTCGGCGACACCGGCGGCGGAGGGATCAGCCTCGGGCACCTCGCCGTGCTGCCCTCTGCTGACACCAGCCTCTACGACCGTGCCGACAGCGCGTACGCGGGCGAGAGCGTACGCACCCGCATGACGCGCCTCGCCCTCGAGGAGGGCGTGCCGCTGTCCTTCGAGCGCGGCTTCGGCACGCCGCAGATGGGCGGTCAGACCGCCGACACGCTCCTCACGCTGCTCCAGAGCGGCGCCGAGACGGACGGCGGTCGGCTGACGGAGGACCCGGCCCGGATCGGGCTGCGGTACCGGGAGCGCGCGACCCTGTACACGCAGGAGCCTGCGCTGGTCCTCGACTACCAGGCGCCGGGGCTGGCGCCGCCGCTGGAGCCGGTGGACGACGACCAGGACGTCCGCAACGACATCACGGTGCAGCGCGCGGGCGGCAGCTCGGCGCGCGCAGTGCTGGACGCGGGCCCGCTCTCCGTCCAGGACCCGCCTGCGGGCATCGGCCGGTACGACGAGTCGGTCACGCTCTCGCTCTACCGCGACGATCAGCCCGCAGACCACGCGGCGTGGCGGCTGCACCTCGGGGCGTGGGACGGCGCCCGCTACCCGGCCGTCAAGGTGCTGCTCCACAAGGCGCCGCACCTGATTCCCGCCGTGCTGCGGTTACACGAGGGCGATCTGCTCCGGCTGGTGAACCTGCCGGGCTGGATCTCTCGCGAGCCCGTAGACCTCATCGTCGAGGGCTGGACGGAGACCCTGCTGCCGCGCCGGTGGGAAATCACCCTCGTGTGTTCGCCGGGCGGTCCGTGGATGACCGCGGTCGCCGACCACCCGGTGTACGGGAAGGCGGGCACGGACGGCTCTGAGCTGGCGTCCGCGCTGACGACCACGGCGACCACGGTCCGGGTCCGTACGACGGACGGGCCCACGTGGACGACCGACCCGGCGGAGACGCCGGTGGACATCGCGATCGGCGGCGAGACCATGCGCGTCACCGCGATCGGCGAACCGGTTTCCGGCGTGCAGACCTGCACCGTGGCCCGCTCCCTCAACGGCGTCGTGAAGAGCCACGCCGCCTCGTCTTCTGTGGCGCTCGCTCACCCGGCGATCGCTTCCCTCTGACCCGAAGGAGGTCCCGTGGCGGACCCTGTGATCTGGCAGCCCGGCATGGACATCACGGCCGGCCGTCTCGCGGCGATGGCGGCGGGCGAGATGATCGTGGTGACGCAGCTCGGCGCGGACTCGTCCGGCGCGTCCGATTCGGCGCCGGGCATCCAGGCCGCGCTGGACCAGGCGCGCGCGCAACGTGGCGGGTGGGTGCTGGTCCCGCCGGGCCTCTACATGATCGGCTCGACGCTGCGGATCTACTCGAACACCCGGCTGACCCTCATGGCGGGCGCGGAGTTCCGCCGGAACGTCGCCGACACGATGATCATCAACGGTGACGCCGACCAGAACAAGGGCGGCTACACCGGCGAGAGCCGCATCACGATCGAGGGCGGCCTGTGGAACATGCGCGGGACGACCGCGGGGCTCACGGGCGACGCCATGTGCATCTCGATCGGGCACGCCACGGACATCACGATCCGCGACCTGGAGGTCCGCGACGTCAGCGGGTACCACGCGATCGAGCTGAACAGCACGAGCCACGGCCTCGTCGAGAACTGCAAGTTCCGCGGCTACGTCGACAACTCGGCGGACCACTCCCGGTCCTTCTCGGAGGCCGTGCAGCTCGACCTCGCGAAGTCGGTGGGGGTCTTCGGCGGCTTCGGCCCGTACGACCACACCCCCTGCGAGGACATCCTCGTGATCGGCTGTCACTTCGGGGCCTCGGGCACGTTCGGCACGACGGCCTGGCCGCGTGGTGTGGGCTCGCACTCGGCGACGATTGGGCGCTGGCACCGTCGTATCCGCGTCTCGGATTGCAGCTTCGAGGGCCTCCTCCAGTTCGCCGTCTCCGCCTACAACTACGAGGACCTCACGGTCACCGGCAACACCTTCGTCTCCTGCGGTTCCGGCGTGCGGCTCCGCACCGTGATCCTGACGGACACCGAGGACACCAAGGACACTGCGGGCAACCAGACCGGCGCCTCGCAGAACATGCGGAACCTCGCCGTCGTCGGCAACTCGTTCCGTGGCGGCACCGGGTACGACAACGTGATCGTGGCGCTCGGCGAGACCTCGGGCACCGTGCTCAACGTCACGATCGTCGGTAACACGATCGACGGCTCGGGCGGTACGGAGTCCGCGATCCGTCTCCAGCGGGTGTCGCGCGCGGTCGTCAGCGACAACGTGATCGCGAACTCGTCGGGGACCGGGGTCAGCACGTCGTACCAGAACAACACCGTCATCTCGGGGAACGTCGTGTGGGGCGCGGGCGCGTACGGGATCACGATGGACAACAGCGACAACAGCCAGATCATCGGGAACAGCGTCCGGGACCCGCAGCAGTCGGGGATCTTCGTGAACGGGCCTGGCAGCGACATTCAGATCAGGGACAACTTCGTGGACGGGGCGAACCAGGCCGGGCTCACGTCCTCGGTCCCGGCGGCGATCCGGCTGTCCACGACGGCCCTGAACGCCGTCGCGATCACGGCGAACAAGTGCCGTGTCGGCGGGGCCGCGAAGCCAGCGCGAAACGGCCTGTACATCGCCAGCGGGCATACGGGCGTCCAGCGGTTCGGGAACGACATGCGCGGGACGTGGGCCACGGCCAACGGGATCGACGATCAGTCGACGTCGCCGCAGACGGTCGCCACGGACATCCAGTAGCCGTCGCACTGCTCTTCCACCACCGCCCCGCCAGCGTGCGGGGCTTCGTCATGTCTGGAGAAACGAATGGCCGCCCCCATGACCGCGACCCAGTTCCTCGCGGCGCTGAGAGCCGAGGGCCTGACCGTCGCGGTCCGCTCCGGCTGGTCCACGCACAACCGCGCCGGGCACGGCGCGTGGGGCCCCCTGAACGGCGTCATGATCCACCACACCGCCTCGGGCGACGGGCAGGGCATCGTGGACGTCTGCTCCGCCGGACGCTCCGACCTCCCCGGCCCGCTGTGCCACGGCGTCATCCACAAGGACGGCACCGTCACGCTCGTCGGCTGGGGCCGCGCGAACCACGCGGGCACCGGCGACTCCCGCGCGCTCGCCGCCGTCATCGCCGAGTCCTCCACCCACCCCAAGCCCGGCGCCGGGACGATCGACGGCAACGCCCGCTTCATCGGCTTCGAGTGCGTCAACCGCGGGGACGGCAAGGACCCGTGGCCCGAAGCGCAGCTCGACGCGATCGAGCGCGCCTCGGCCGCCGTGTGCCGCTTCTACGGGTGGGGCGAGCACTCCGTGATCGGCCACCTGGAGTGGACCAACCAGAAGATCGACCCCCGCGGCTTCTCGATGGGCTCGATGCGCACGCGGATCGCCGCGCGCCTCGCCGGGCCCGCCTCCGCGAAGCCCCCCAAGACCACCCCGAGCAAGGAGACGCCCGTGGCCGCGAAGAAGCCGCAGACCTACAAGGACGTGTGGGACACCGACGCCGCAACCGCCCCGTCGACGAGCACGACCGCGAAGACCAACCCCACCTGGGCTCCGATCAGCTTCCTCCGCGAGATCTACGACGGCATCGTCCGGCTGCGCGCCGATGTCGCCGCCCTCCGCGCCGACCTCAACAAGAAGGGCTGACGTGAGCCACCCGCCGATCCTGCGGTACTTCGAGTTCACCCACCTCCCCGAGCACCTCCAGGACGTCTCCATGCCGTTCTCCGAGCTGGCGCACAAGCTCTCCAACTTCCTGCCGGACGGGCCTGAGAAGAGCGTCGCCCTCCGCAAGTTGCTGGAGTCCAAGGACGCGGCCGTCCGCGCCGCCCTCGACAACACCCCTAAGGAGTCCTGACCATGACCACACCCCCGATCCACCTGCCCGACGCGCAGACCGTCGTGAAGACCGGCGCCGCCTACGCCCGCGACCTCGCCGAGCGCGTCGTCTCCACCGGCCTCCAGGCCGGGCTCGGCGCCGTCGTCGTCACGCGCCCCTTCGACCTGAGCATGTGGGAGGCGGCCGGGATCGCCGGGATCGCCGCGAGCCTCTCCCTCGTGAAGGGCCTCGCCGCCCGCCTGCGCGACGTGAAGAACTCGGCGTCGCTCTCCAAGGGCGTGTGATGCCGGGCCCGGAGAAGGCACACCCGCCCGCACCGGGCCAGCCCCACCACTGGCGGCGGCGCGCCTTCCTCGCGACCCTCGGCACCGGCTGGGCCGCGTACGGGGCGATCGGCGTGCTCGGCGACCCGTCGTACTCGCGCTCGCGCGGGCTCACCGCGATCACGGCGCACGTACCGATGTCGGTCCTCGGCTGGGTGTGGGTCGGGTGCGGGGCGCTCGCGCTCGTCGCCGCCGCCCGCCCGTGCTGGGCGAAGTTGCACGACCTAGGGTTCGCGGCGCTCGCGGCGCCGGCCGCGCTGTGGGGCGCCGCGTTCACCGTCGCCGCGGTCACCACGTACCGGCAGGCGGCCGGGTCCGCGTGCGGGTGGCTCGCCTTCGCGCTCGGCGTGGTCTGGGCGGCCGGGATGGACGACCCGCCCCCGGCGGAGAAGAGAGAGGAGGGCGGCACGTGGACATCGGCGCCGTAGCCGCCGCAGTCGTCGCGCTCGTCGTGGGCCTGCTCACCTGGAGCCAGTCCCGAGCGACCAACCGCCGGTCGGACTTCACCGCGATCACGGAGCGCCTGGACCGAGAGCTGCGCGACGAGCGCACGCAGCGCCGCGTCCTCACGAGCTACGTGATCGAGCTGTGGCGGTGGGGCGGGCGCGTCGGCCCGGACACCCCGGCCGGCCCGCCCCCGGACCCGCCCGCGGACCTCGACCTGACCCCTTGGCGCCAGTAGTTCGCCCCCGTACTCCCGCCTCGCGCGGGGGTACGGGGGCTCTTGTCCGTTTATGTGTCCATGGACAAGAGAAAGGCCAACCCGGCTTCCTCGTTCCGGCCGCACTCCGCGCGCTTGCCGTCATGCTGGCTACATGGACGAGAAGACCGAGTACGTGCAGACCTTCGTGCGCGAGGTCGAACTCCACGAGATCTACGCCCGCGCGGACCTCGGCCTCGCCTGGCGGCACGCCGGCGTCGACCCGCACACCTGGGTCGGGGTCACTGCGATCGGCGAGGTCTTCGTTCGCTCCCCGGACGGCCTGCCGGTCACGCTCCAGGGCCGCGAGAGGATTATCGAGGCCATCCGGTCGTGGGCCCGGGGCATCTGCCCCCAGTGCGGCGGCCGGTGGACGCAGGCGCACCCCTGCGGCGATCCCGCGTACCCACCGTACTTCGCCGACGACGTCGCCGAGATCATCTGCGCGGTCATCGACATCACCACGCAGTGCCTCTTGGCCAAGCCGCCCGGCCAGGCTCAGGAGCACATGCTCTACCTGCTCGGCATCTTCAACGCGCAGCACGCGGACCGCCTCCGCGCCGAGGCCCGCACCGCCGGCCTGGCCCTCGAACTCTCCCCGGAGCCCTCCTAGGCACCGCTCGCACCCGAGAACTGACTGCGCCGACGACGCCGACCTGATCCACGGCCAACCCGCCCCTCCCCGCCACGCGCGGGGAGGGGCGCCTTCGTCGTCTCTTCGCCGCTCCTCGGGTGGCTGGCCCGCAGTACCGTGGACTCACAATCTCCTGGCGGGGGTCCACATGAACAGCACAGCGTCCATCGGCGACCGCATCCGCGCTCTGCGCGAGCTGCGCGACATCACCCAAGAGCAGCTCGCCGCGCGAGCGGAGGTATCCGTCGACACAGTCCGGAAGCTGGAACAGAACACTCGGCAGTCCGCCCGCATCACCACCCTGCGCGCCCTCGCGCGCGCCCTCGACGTGCAACTCGAACGGCTCGTCGGACAGCCGACCGTCAGTCCGCAGCTCTCCGAGGACGGCGGTCTCCTCGCACTCCGCGACTCCGTCCAGGCGCTCGACGCCCTCCCTGGTGTCTCCTTCGACGCCGACGAGGACGCTCCCGCCGAACGGGCGTTTTCCGACGCCGTGGCCACCGCCACCCTCGCGTACTGGAAAGGGGAGTACGCGCAGCTCTCCAGCACGCTGCCGATGCTCCTGCGCGACGGGCGCGCAGCCGCGCGCGAGCACGGGACCGAGCTGGTGTGGTCCCGGCTCGCTCTCGCGTACCAGCTCGCCGCCAGCCTCTCGGTGCAGTCCGGTCACCCCGACTGGGCGTTCGCCGCAGTCGAGCGGCAGCTCGACGCCGCGCACCGCGCCTCCGATCCGCTTCTGGAAGGCATGGCCGTCTCCACGCTGTCCTGGGTGCTCCTGCGGCAGGGCCGCTGGGAGCAGGCCGCGACCGTCGCCGAGCGCAAGGCCGACGAACTGGAACCGAGCTTCCGGCGCGCGACCCCTTCGCAGTACGCCGTCTACGGCAACCTCCTCATCGCCGCCGCCACCCCGACCGCACGCCACGGAGACCAGGACATCGCCCAGCAGATGCTCACAGCGGCCGAAGCCGCCGCCGTCCGATCCGGGCCGGTCCGCGCATACGGCAGCGCCTTCTCTGTCACGGACGTGCGGACGCAGCGCGTCAACGTAGCGCTCACCGATCCGGACACGGGTGCCGCCTCCGCGCTCGCCCTGGCGGCAGGCGTAGACACGGCGGCGATCAGCCGCCCTGTGCACTCCGCGTCGTACCGCACGGACGTGGCGCAGGCGCAGCAGCAGACCGGCGATCACCAGGGCGCTCTCGCGACGCTCCTGGAGGTCGAACACGACCAGCCGGAGTGGATGCGCCTCCAGCCGTCAGCCCTCGCAACCGTGCGCGAGCTGCTCGAAGCGGAGCGGCGCCGGAACTCGGGCCTTCGAGGGCTCGCGTCGCGTCTGGGCGTTGACCTCACGTTGTAGGACAACGCGTCCTAGTCGGCTCATACTTACCTCGCAACCTGGTGTCCTTTGTCGCTGGGGAGTAACGCCGCGCGCACCTAGCGTGACGTGCACGATAGAGCGGCGCCGGGCGATCCCCGCCAGGCACCCGGCGCCGCCACCCGTGCACGAGGAGGCGACCCATGGACCCCATGCCACACCTCGGTATCCCCCGCGCCGAGGGGATGAAGTGGCTCGCGGAAACGGCGGGCAACCCCACTGCCGTCCTCCGCTTATGGGACCGAGGCGAAACCGCGGCCCTTGCGTCCGTGAGCACTTGGCGGGTGGTCGAGGCGCCGCTCTACCCGAGCATCGATGCGCTCCTCGCCATCCGCCCGACCGGTAACCTCGGCCCCGTCCTGGGGTCCTCGACCGACCGGCTCGCCTGGTGGCTCGTGGGGGCCGGAACCGCCACGCTGCTCGACGCGATCCCGGGGGCCGTCGTCCACCCTGCCGGGTGGACGCTGGACTGCCCCGCACCCGGTGTCGGCGCTGGCGGGCGAACCTGGCTGCATCCGCCCTACGGCACCGGCTTGCTCACCCCTGCGCGCCTGCTCTGCGCGGCGCTCCTGGACGCTCGGGTGATGGTGCGGTGAGTATCCACGTGGACGAAGACCTTCTCCCCGCCGTCGAGACGCTCACGGCCGAGCAGCGGCGCGGCGCCGCCTGCGTGTGGTGCGAGACCCCGCTCCAGCCCGGCATCGACGATGTCGACCTCGGCGCCCGCCACGCCACCGCGCACGCCCCCGCCTGGTTCCCGCGGGGATGCCGCCGCTGCTGCTACGGCAGGGACGACCGATGACCGCCAAGCTCGGCCGCACGATCGCCTGGTGCGCGTGGCACCGCGACCTCGCCGACGACGTCGCCCTCATCCAGCCCGCACCCGAACCCGCCACCGATCCCGGCGGTGCCCTCTACGCCTGCCAGCGCTGCCGCGAGACGTACCGCCTCACCCCCTGGGAGGACCGACCGTGAGAACCCGCACCTGCGAGCGCTGTGACCAACCGTTCGCGCCCGGCCAGGAGGTCGAGTCGATCGTCCGCGACGCGATCTCCGGAGCACGGCCGAACGCCTATGCGCACCGGATCTGCCCGCCGCGACACGAGCGGCTGCCGCGCGGCCTCCCGACCATCCCGGCCACCCCCCGCCGTGGGTAGGGTTGCCGACGCCCCGCCCCGAGAAGAGGACCCGACCATGCGCCCCGAGCAGCTCCAGGACTACGCCCTCGACCTCGCGAAGAACACGCCCGGCGTCACCCGCGTGCAGACCCTCGCCGAGGCCGGAGACACGAAGCACCCCTACGGGCTCGCGGTCAGCCGCGGCAAGGAGGAGCGCTGGCAGTTCATCGGGCAGCTCGCCCCCGGCGAGAAATTCGACGCTCCGGCCGCGCCCGTCGAGGGCGCACCCGCCTCCGGCCCCGCACCGGCCGGGGACGCGGGCGCTGAGGAGTGGCTCGCCGGAATCCTTCTCGCCGCCGAGAACCCGCAGATCGCCTCCGTCACCCGCTGGTCCACCCGCGAGGGCGAGCGACCCGGGAACTACGGCCTCACCGTCGACTACCACAACGGCGCGCGCACCTTCATCCGCGCCCTCTGAGCTTCGCCGCACGGCCAGGGCCCGGCCGCGCGACGGGGAAACGCACCACCACAGGAATCCATCGACCTCTTCCAGGAGGACGCTATGCCTGTACGTGCCCGACGACGCGACTTCGACCCCGGCCGCTGCTACGGCACCTGCCCCGTCTGCGGCCAGATCGTAGGCTCCCAGACCGGCGAACCCACCACCATCCACCAGCCCCCGGGCGACCGCAGCACCTGCCCGGGCAGCAACCAGCCCGCCCTGTAGAAACACCTCCTGACTCCCCGCCCCACGCCCCGTCAAGGGCGGGGACGGAGCCCCGGCCGGAATCGGTCCCGGCCGGGGCTTCACCTCACGAGGTCCGCAAGCGGCCGACCGAGCGCGCGGGCGATGAGGAGCAGGTGGTCCAGGAGCGTGCTGTGGGTGCCGCCCTCGGTTCGCACGATCGTCTTCCGGTCGAGGCCGGTGCGCTCCGCGAGGGTCTCCTGCGTGATGGCCGCCTCCAGGCGGGCCGTGCGGATGCGGTCGCCGACGGCGCGGCGCTGGTCGAGGACCCAGGCGGGGGGCGGTTCTGGCGGCACACAGCCACGCTCAGCCGCCGGTCACAGCATGTCAGTACCATCGGTGGTACATCTGCCATCCGATCGGGTGACACCAAGGGCATATTCGTGCCGGGTGTGCAAGATCGTGTGACGGTCGTACCGGAAGCTCGCCCGCTGTGCGTCGGTCGCGCGCGGGCGGGGATGGCGTCGCGGTGTACACGCGTCCGCCGAAAGGCGCCATCTTGCGCTCTGCTTCGGTCGGAGCGAACCGCCCCACCCCGGGCTTGGGGTGGGGCGGTCTACGTTTGTCGCCAGGCCCCTCGCCGAGTCTCGCGGCGAGGGGCCGGCGCCTGCGGGTCGGGCCTCCCCGCCCGGGTCCGCAGGACGATGACGAGCACGCGTCTGGCGCGCGAGGGGAGCCGCGCCAGCCCTCGTCGGTGCTCACTCTATGCGTTCGGTTGCTGGGGTCCAGTCCCCCGAACGGGTGAGCACGCGAGCAAGATCACTGGGGATTGTGGACTCTATGTGGACTCTGGGCCCGAAAGAGCCCCCTTCGCACGCGACGAGGGGGGCTCTGACCTGCGGTGGACCCTAGGAGAGTCGAACTCCTGACATCCGCCATGCAAAGACGGCGCTCTACCAACTGAGCTAAGGGCCCTGGATGCCGTACCAGCGCCGGAACCGACGCTGACACCTGGCACAGGATAGCGGTACACCCCCCGGCTTCCGCAAAAGCGATACCGGGGGCCCCGCAGGACGTCGTTGGGGCTGCCCTCGGCGCGGGCCGCTCCGTAGGATGTGCTCAGGCACGTGGGGCCGGAGCGGGACCGGGGAACGGACCGCCGCCGCACGGCCGGTGGTTCGCCCGTACGAACCGCGCCTGTGGGGAAGCCAAGGGGAGACGCACCATGGACGCAGCACACCAGGAAGCGGCGGCGAGAGCGGCGACGGCGGAGAGCGCCCGGCTCCCGCAGCCCGCCGCGGAGAGCGCCCGGCTCCCGCAGGAGAACGTCCCGGAGGCGGCACGCGCGCACGAGGACCGGGACCGTCATCAGGAAACCGCCGCGAAGTCACGGGAGTTGCAGCGCGTCTGGTACGGGGAGCCGCTCGGCACGCTCTTCCGCCGCCTCATCGACGACCTCGGCCTCAACCAGGCCCGCCTCGCCGCCGTCCTCGGCCTCTCCGCGCCGATGCTCTCGCAGCTCATGAGCGGCCAGCGCGCCAAGATCGGCAACCCGAGCGTCGTCCAACGGGTCCAGCTCCTCCAGGACCTCGCGGCGCAGGTCGCCGACGGCAGCGTTCCCGCCGCCGAGGCCACCGTGCGCATGGACGAGATCCGCGCCTCGCGCGGCGGCTCCGTGCTCTCGACGGGCCAGACCGGCTCGACGAGCGGCGGAGCCCCCACCGTGCGCCGCGTCGTCCGCGAGATGCAGGCCCTCCTGCGCTCCGTCGCCTCCGCACAGGACATCGTCGCCGCCGCCGCGCTCATCGCCGACGACCACCCCGAACTCGCCGAACTGCTGCGGGTCTACGGGGCCGGGCGCACCTCGGAGGCCATCGACCACTACGCCACCCACCAGGGCTGAGCGCCGCCGTGGCCGAGATCTTCGCGGGCCGCTACGTCCTCGCCGACCCCATCGGGCGCGGCGGCGCGGGCGCCGTCTGGCGCGCCTGGGACCGGCGCCGCCGCCGCTACGTCGCGGCGAAGGTGCTGCACCGCCGCGACGCGCACACGCTGCTGCGCTTCGTACGGGAACAGGCCCTGCGCATCGACCACCCGCACGTCCTCGCCCCGCGCAGCTGGGCCGCCGACGACGAGCAGGTCCTCTTCACGATGGACCTCGCGCGCGGCGGCAGCGTCGAGCGCCTCGTCGGCGACTACGGGCCCCTGCCGCCCGCGTACGTGTGCGTCCTGCTCGACCAGCTCCTCGCCGGGCTCGGCGCGGTGCACGCCGAGGGCGTCGTCCACCGCGACGTGAAACCGGCGAACCTCCTCCTCGAAGCGACCGGCACCGGCCCTCCGCATCTGTGGCTCTCCGATTTCGGCATCGCGGCGCACCGCGACGAACCGCGCCTGACCGAACCGGACCACGTCGTCGGCACCCCCGGCTGGATCGCCCCCGAACAGCTCCTCGGCGCCGAACCGGATGTACCCGCCGACCTCTACGCCGCCGGGCTCGTCGCGATCCACCTCCTCACCGGCGGCCGTCCCGACGCGCAGGGCCTCGTCTCCGCCTACGCGCGCGGCGTCCCGCCCGCCCCGCGCGACGTCCCCGCGCCGCTGTGGGGCGTGCTCGGCCCGCTCCTGCACCCCGATCCGCAGCACCGCTTCCGTACCGCGACGGCCGTGCGCAAGGCGCTCGCCGAGGCCGCGCGGCTCCTGCCGGGCACGGGCACGTACGAGGAGCCCATCGAGGTCTTCGACCAGCTCGGCCCGCCCCCGCCCGGTTTCACCGAGCAGGGCCCGCTGCCGCGCCCCTTCGACCCCGAGGTCCCGTACGAGGAGAGCGCGCCGCCGTCCGCGCACGGCACGACGCCGCCTTCGGCCTCCCTGCCGCACGCGGCCCCGACGACGACCGTGGCCCGCCCCGTGCCCCCGCCACCCGCGCACCCGCCGGCCCTTGCGCCTGTGGCCCCGCATCCGGAGCCCGCGGCGCCCGAACGACGGCGCGGCGGCGGGCCACCGGCCCGGGTCGCGGTGCCCGTGCTGCTGCTCGCGCTGCTGTGCTTCGCGGTCGGCTTCTGGGCGCTCACACAGGCCCCCTGAGGTCACGTCAGGCGGCGCGCCGCCCGCGCAGCCGCCACGCGCCGAGCCAGCCCACCAGCGCGAGACCGGCCGCGAAACTGCCCACCGCGAGCCACCGCATCCCCGCGCCACCCGGCGCCGCGGCCCGTCGCTCCCCCTCCGGACCGCTCCCCGCCCCGTGTCCGCCGACCTGGAAGATCCCGGCGTCCCCCGGGTACGTGACGGCCTTGCCCGCACGTCCCTCGTCCCGCACCGCGACCCGCAGCACGACCCCGAGCGGCTCGTCCCCGTACGCCGCCGCGAGTTCCGGGCTCAGCGAGACCCGCACGACGTAGGTGCCCGGGAAGCGCAGCGCGCGCAGGCCGCCGCCCGCGTAGCGGTTGGCGAAGGCGACGGGGGCTCCCGCGTCGAGGTGCGCCGAGGCGGGCGTGCCCGCGTAGAAGGCGGCGTCCGAGACCACCTCGGCCCGTACGGGGCTGTCGAGCGAGGCCCGCAGCGCCGAGGCCACGGTCTTCCCGCCCGAGCCGCCCGCGACGGCGCTGCCCAACTCGACCTCGACGGAGGCGCGCTGCCCCCAGTCGAGCGGCAGGGCGTAGTAGCGGGTCGTGCCGGGACGCAGCCGGTCGCGCCAGGTGCCCGGCCCGACGCGCGCCGCGTCGCCCAGGTCCGCGGGGCCCTTGCCGCCCTCGCGCTCGCGGGGCGTCCCGCCGGGCGGCGCGGGCGGGGTGCTCGTGGCGCGCGGCGGGGCGGAGGCCGGGGGAGCGGTGCGCGGCGCGGGCTCGGTGAAGAGCCTCAGGTCGAGTGCCCACGCGTCGAGCGAGGGCGCCACCTCGTCCGTGCCGTGCCCGGTCGTGCGCTCCACGACGACGTAGTACGTGCCGGGCGCCGCGCACTGCCCGGTGGGCCGGGGCGTCTGCTCGACGACGGCGCCCAGGGGGCGCGCCCACAGCGTCCCGGCCGCGTTCGCGTCCGCGCTGTCGCAGAAACCGCCCGCCGGGTTCCGCAGCGTGACGCGCACCCCGTCCCCGTAGGTCAGCCTCGTCCCCGCGGGCGGCACGGCGACGACGGAGGCGTAGGACTCGCCGCCGCCCGGGAGTTCGACGCGGTAGTACAGCGCCCCGTCGGCGGGCCGCACGCTGCTGCGGTACGGGGTGCCGCCGTCCAGTACGGGCGCCTCCGCGCTCGACGCGACGCCCCGGACGGTCCGTGTGCCGGGAGCGAAGGCGTAGTCGCCGAAGGGGTCCTGAGCCGCCGCTACGGGGCCCGTCCCCGCGAGGACGAGGCTCAGCCCGAGCACCGCGCCCGCGCCGCCGCGCCACGCCGTCCGTACCCGCCTGCCCCGCATCCGCCGCCCCCTGTCCCCCGGGAGCCCGCGCCCCCACGCCCGGCCCATCCTGCCGCCCCGCACGGCCCGTTGTCCCGGCCGCGCACCGAATTCACGGGAGCGGTGGGCCTGTTGAGACGGCGGGGAGGCCCCGGAGCACCCTCCGCCGTGCGCCTCTGCGCTCCCGGGAGCGGATACGGCGACGGGCCCCGGCCGCCCTCGGCGGCTGGAGCCCGTTCAGCGGGAGCGCGACTGCTCAGGAACCCGAGGGAACCGAGTCCGTCGCCTCCGTCCACAGATCCTGCTCGGCGCGATCCGCCTGGATCTGGCGGTACACGAGGAGCCCGCCGATGGCGGCCAGTGCGACCAGGAGAAGCTTCTTCACCGCGCGACCTCGTCCTTCTTTGACGTTCAGGGACCTCTGTCGCCCGACTATACACACCGGCCCATACCACTCGGCGCCCCCTTCGGCACCCGGGCGGCAGCCGCCCCCCGGTCCGCCACGGGACCTCCGTCCGGGTGACGTTCATCAGAAGATCTGCGCGCCACGGGCGTCGCTCCCTCCCTGGACACCCCCGGTACACATCATGAGGAAGTACGCAAATCGACCAAGCTGAAAGTGAGCACACCGTGGCTGCCCAGACCTTCTCGACGCTGTGGAAGGCGCTCGTCGGCGCTTTCCTCGCGCTCTTCGCCTTCCTCGGCCTCGCGGCCGTCCCCGCCCAGGCCGCCGCCCCCGCGACCCCGGCGCCGCAGCCGCGCGAACTCCCCTGCGAGGAGAACGGCCCGCAGGGCTTCGCCGTCGCGACGGCCCTCTTCGGGCCACCGCTCGTCCAGGGGCGTTCGCTGCCGCCCACGATGAAGCAGCGCATCAGGGCCGAGCAGCACGGTTCCTCACCGTCCTGCCGCCAGCTCGTCATCCCGCTCGACCACCCGTACACCACGGGAGCGGCCCCCGCACTGCCCGCCGCACGCGCGGCGCTCGGCACACCCCGTACGGCCGTGTCCCCGGCCACGGCGACCGAGCACACCACGGCAGGAACCCCCGAGCCGGCCGCCGACACGCTCGCGCACCCGCTGCCCGCCGCCCGGCCCGCCGAGCCGACACCGGAGACGGACCCCGCCCCGTTCGCGCGCGGCATCCCCGGCCCCGCCGACGCGCTCGACGCCGCCCTCCCCCGCTCCGCCGACGCCCCGCTCACGCTTCCCGGCATCCCGGCCGCCCGCGAGCACCGCGACGGCGCCCAGGCGCACACGTCGTCCACCGCTTTCCGCGAGACGGCCCCGCTCGTCACCTCCGCCCCGTGAGCCGTCCCCGTACGGGCGCACACGCGCCACCCGGCCCCCTACCGCGCGAGAACCACGACGCACCCGCGCTCACCCAGGGCCAGGGAACCTCCTCGGCAGGACCACCGGACCCACCGCCATCGCCGCCACCGGCACCGGCACCGGCACACCCACCGGCACCACCACCGGGCCACGCAGCCCCGCAGCCCCGTACGACCCGCGCGGTATCCCCTCCAGGACCGCCCGCACCCCAGCCGGCGGCCACCCCGAGCAGACAGCCCCCATCCCGTCAGCACGCCCCCACGGCGCCCCGTCCCTTCAGCGCACCGCGTCCCTCACGCACCGCGCTCTCAACGCCCTGCCACGCACCCCGCCCTCAACGCCCCGCCACCCCCGGACGCCCTCGTCCGCGCGCCCACCCACGTCCCTCTGTTGCGTACCCCTTTGCCGTCCCCGCCCGCACGTCCCGCCCCTCTCCCGCACGCCTCTGCGCCTCCTCGCGCATCCCGCCCCCGGCCCCCGGCCGCAGGGGCCGTTCGCCGTATCCGCGCGCACCCCATGCGCTGTCCCTCCCCGGTGCCCGCGCCCACCCCGCCGGGCACCGCCCCTCCCCGGACACAGCGAAAGACCCCCGGTCCTGATACCGGGGGTCTTTCGTGTCGGTGGGGCTAACAGGACTTGAACCTGTGGCCTCTTCCTTATCAGGGAAGCGCTCTAACCGTCTGAGCTATAGCCCCGCGCGCTCGCGCGCTGACCTCTGAAGATTAGCGCACGAGGCGGCCAGTCCCAAAATCGG